AACCGGACGAAACCGACGAGGCAGAGGACGAGGATGAACAGGAGGGAGGTGAATAATCATGGCAAAGAAAAGACGTTTTGATTTCACAAAGAAAAATAAACGCAGCGGAAAAGTTGAAAATGTCGGCTATTTAGATTTAGAGCAGGACGAGGAACAGAGCAGATGTTCCTTGTATTTCTACGGTGACATTGTATCAGCGACATGGGAATCCATGTGGTACGAGGAGGACAGATGTCCGCAGGACATCGCAGATTTTCTCAATCAGTTAGATGGCTACGAGGACATTGACATCTATTTCAATTCCGGTGGCGGGGATGTATTCGCAGGACTGGCAATCTATAACCAGTTGAAACGATACTCCGGACACAAGGTCGGATATGTTGACGGAATGGCAGCATCTATCGCATCAGTCATCATGTTCGCATGTGATGAATTGCATTTTGCAACAGGAGCACAAGCAATGATTCACAAGCCTTTATGTATGGCATGGGGAAACGCAGATGATTTCAAAGAGGTCATCAAACAACTTGATTTATGCGAAGATTCAATTCTTGATGTCTACGAGGAACACATGAAAGAGGGTGTGACAAGAGACAAAATCAAGTCTTTCATGGCGAAAGAAAAGTGGTTCAGCGGTGCGGAACTGGCAGAGTATTTCGACGTTGAGATTGATGACAAGGCAGCAGTCGCAGCATGTGCATCCGACTATTTTGAAAAATACAGTCACGTTCCGGAGAACATCAAAGGAACGGACACAAAGGACATTGTCAATGCGGTGCTTGCAGAACTGGAGAACAGGAACAACGCAGCAGCAGAGGCAGAGAAACAGAGAATCGAGGCAGAAAAGCAGGATATTCTTGCAGACCTCGACATGTATGGAATTTAAGAAAGAGAGGACATGATTCATGAACAAGGAAATGCAGAAACTGTTGAAAGCAATCAACGACAAAAAGAATGAGGTCAAGAGCCTTGTGAAAGATGGAAAACTCGACAAGGCAAGGGAGGCAAAAGATGAACTCAAAGAGTTACAGGAAAAGTTTGACCTCCTGTTTGATTTGGACGAGGAGGAACATGAGGGGATCGAGGGCAAGGTGGCGACGGGAGCAGCAAAGACCATCGGGGGAAAAGCGGACAAGAAAAACCTCGTGAAAGCGTTCGTCAATATCGTCAAGTGTGGATTCTTAAAGAGAGAACCGGACGAGGGAGATGTCAAGGTGTACAAGGATGCGTTAAGCACAGACACCACAAAGGGAGACGATGATGAAATGGGTATCGGTGTCACCGTTCCGGAGGACATCAGAACAGACATCATCGAGTTAAGACGTTCAGAGGATAATCTGGAGCAGTATGTCAATGTTGAGGGAGTAACCACAAAGAGCGGTTCGAGAAACATTGAGGTCGATGCAGATTCCACCCCGTTTGATAATGTGGACGAGGAGGCAGATTTCCCCGACATGGATGAGCCGAAGTTCAAAAAGATTGTGTATGCAATCAAGAAAAAGGGTGGCATCTTAAAAATCACCGCAGAACTGTTTGAGGACACCGCAGCCAATGTCATGGCATACATCAACAAGTGGATTGCCAAGAAAACAAAGGCGACGAGAAATGCGATGATTCTCAAGGTTGCGGACGAGATGACAAAGGGGAAAGAGGTTGTGATTTCCACAATCGACAGTCTCAAGGACGTGTTCAACGTGGGTCTCGACCCTGCTATTACAACAGGAGCAATGGTCATCGCAAATCAGAACGGGTACAACTACCTCGACAAGTTAAAGGATAAGGACGGAAAGTATATTTTGCAGCCGAATCCTACACAGCCGACACAGATGATGTTGTTCGGTAAATATCCGATTGTCAAGGTGTCAAACAGGACTGTGAAATCTGAACCTGTGTACTCACCTGCGTTCACAATCTCCGGCAGCAAATTAGCAATCGACGGAACAACCACAGCAATCGACGCATCCGCAACGTCCGACGTGACAGCATGGAAAGTCGTGAAAGGAAAGTATGTTGTAACTTGCAAAGGACAGGAGCAGGAAACGACAGTCGATGCAAAGGTGTCCGCATACAAGCATCCTGTGTATATGGGCGACTTAAAAGAGGCTATCACATTATTTGACAGAAATGTCATCACCATCGACATGAACGACAAGGCAGCAGGTTTGTGGGAGAAAGACATGACCGGAATCAAGGTTCGTGACCGTTTTGACGTGCAGCCTGTTGATGATGGAGCAATCATCAAAGGCAACATCACGGAAGTTGTGCAGGGATAAGAAATGCAGCAGGGCGGGAACACCCGCCCTGTGATTGAAAGCAGGTGAATGAAATGACGGACGAGGAAAAGAAAGAGTATAGAGACAAACTGGTTGAGGACTGCATGAAATACAATCACATCGACTATGACGACGACAAGGACATTGTCGAGACTATGGTTGAGGCGATTGCATCAGAGGAGTTGATGGAACTGATTCCGAATTTCGACCCATACAATTTGACCGCCCGTCAGAGATTGCTTGTATATTCTTTCGTCAAGGAATTGTACGACCACAGGGAGAAGTATCAGAACGGTACACAGCAACTCACAAATGCGGTCTCAACCATGCTACTCAATGAAAAGTATGGAGGGAGCAGTGAATGACCGGACGGGTGAAAATAATCAGAGTGACCACAGAAATCAAGGCGGGCAGGAAAGAACCGACAACAGAGGTGTTTTATGAGTGTTGGTGCGATGTTCAGAGTTTGGGAACAAATGAGAAATACACAGCACTGCAAGCAGGTCTTGAGAACACCATTGTTTTCAAGGTTCGGAATTGCAAGCGGATGAAAGAGGTCAGAAAGAAAATGAAAGAGTTCTATGCAGAGTATGACGGAACACGATTCGACATCTATGACGCATCACCGATGTTCACAGATAACGGATGGGTGCTTGTGAAATGTCGTGCGGTTGCATAGGTGTCACATTCTGACACGGAGGTGAGGACATGAAAATTGACATGGAGTTCAAAGGACTGGAGGAACTGGTGAAAGCGTTTGAAAGTGCTGCATCGGATGAAGATATTGCACAGGTAAATAAAACGATCGCTGAAAAAGGTGAACCGGTTGTACAGAGAATCATGTCCGGAAAAATCCCAAAGTCAAAGGACATCAAAAAAAGTGGGCGAGGGTTCGGTTCAAAATCATCCGTGTCCGCACATGCAGCAGATGAAATCCCTATCGGGAAAGTAAAGGTGAACGGTACGGGAGCGACAGCAGATGTCGGATGGGAAAAGAACACACAGGACGAGGGCGGTCATTTCTACGTCCGTTTTATTAACTGGGGAACGATTTACAGACCGTCACAAGAGTTCATATATGCAACAGGCAGGGAGGCAGATGCAGAACTGCAAAAGATAGCAGAACAGGAATATCAAGCGTATTTAGACAGGACAGTGGGGTGATAAGCATGGACAGCAGTCCGGACATTATAAAAGACGCATCAGACGCACTCAAGCCGATAGAGGACAGAGGAATCACCGTGATGCAGGGGTGGTATGACAAAGACCTCAACAAATGTCATGTGACATTGTGGGATTTGGGCGAAACCGATGACAATTTTTCGGATGATGATGCGGAGGGAGTGACACTTTCCTTGCAAATCACCATTTTCTCAAAGGAGGACGAGGTGGAACTGGCAAGGGAAATCAAGTCTCTCATGAAAGAGAATGGGTTCTCATTCGAGGGGAGAAACGGAGACGATTCAAAACCGGAAGATGGAATCTATATGAAAGCACAGCGATTCACAAAATATTATGAAAGCGAGGAAAAATCATGAGCGAAACAGTAACACAGGTAAATGAAACCACACAGCAGATTGTAAGGAGTAGAACTTGCGGTCTGAAAGATTTCTACATCGCACTGGTGCAGAGCAATACTGCAACAGCATACACAGCCGGAACTCCGGTGAAATTAGCGAGGGCAATCAAAGCGAAAATTGATGAAAAGTGGACAAGTGAGAAAATCTACTCCGACGATAACACCGAGGAGGTCATCACCTCATACGAGGGAACAGATGTCGAACTGGAGATCAATGCTCTTGCACCGCAGGACAGAGTGATTCTGTTCGGGCAGTTGTACGAGAAAGGATTCTTGAGAAAGTCATCTGACGACAGAGCACCGGAGGTCGCTGTCGGATGGAGAGAAAGAAAACTCAACGGGAAATATGAGTTCAAGTGGCTTTATGTCGGAAAGTTTGCAGAGGGTATCAGCGAGGAGGCAAGCACTAAAGAGGGAAAACTGTCACCTACAACCAAGAGCATCAAGGGCAGTTTCTACGAGCGTAGCATCGACAATCTGTATGAGGTATCTGTTGATGAATCCAACCTTGTAGCAGAGGACACGGATGCAGCAACAGCAATCAAAGACTGGTTCTCAAAAGTGCAGGAAGCACCGGACGCAGCAGCGTAAAACAAGAGAGGATATAACAGGAGGATAATTCAATGAATAGAAAAATTATCGTGAATCATAAAGAGTTCAAAATGGAGAAAATGTCTGCGGACACATACATGGAATATCTCGAACTTGCAGAACAGATTGACGCTGCGACATCCGAGAGAGCGTCAAAAAGATACTCACGACAGGAAATTGAGGCGATGATGTTGTTCATCTGCAAAGCATACGGAAATCAGTTCACGGTTGACGAGTTAAAGGACGCAGAGAGCGGACTGGATGCAGCAGGAATCGTCATCGAGTTCAACATGATTGACATGGGAATCGCAGAGGAAATGAACAAGAGAATGGACAAGATGATGAAAAATTTTCAGAGTGGCAAGTGATTCCGGAAATAACAATCACTTGCAGCACAGGAAAAGTATTCATCAATAACATAACGGTTGAGCAGTACAAGAAATATGCTGCACTCATGGAGAAAAACGGTTCGGACAAAATAACGGATGCACTGTTTTTCAACAAAAGAATTATTCAAGAGATATTCGGAAACAGGATGTCTCTCGATGAACTGGGTGAGGTGGATGTCATTGAATTTCTGACAGCATCAAAGGGGATTCATTTCATCATGCAGGATATTGTTTCCGATGCGTTACTGAACATTGTCGAGACAGAGCCAATCGAAAGAGAGACATCTGCGTTCGACGAATATGACCGTGAGAATGGGTATGAGGACGAGGAGCAGGAAGAACAGAACACATGGAAGATATGCGGAGAAATCGTTGACCGTGTGACAAAAATTGCGATTCGGCTCATGCGGGAATCATACGGGCAGTGCATGAAAGAAAATATCATTGAACTGCTGAAATATCTGAAATTTGAACTTGAAACGGTGAACGAGAACACATAACACAGAGAGGAGGAGAACCGATGGCACATACAAGCGTGAAGATTTCAGCAAATTCGTCTGATTATCAGTCGCAAATGAAATCCGCTGCGTCACAGATGAAAGTGTTATCCAGTGAGTTCAAACTGGCACAGACGCAAGCAAAAGCGTTCGGTTCGGCAGCAGACCAACTCAAGGCGAAAGCCGAGAGCCTCACTCAAAAAATCACTCTGCAAAAGAATATCGTTCAATTAAACAGTGAGCAACAAGCAAAACTCACACAGAAACTTTCAGACCAAAAGACAAAGCAGGAGGAATTGAAAACAAAGGTCGAGGCAGCAAAGAAAGCCTATGAGGATTCAACAAAGGCGACCGGAGCAAATTCAGAGCAGTCAAAGGCACTGAAAGAGGAACTCGACAAACTGGAGCAGGAATTTAAGGCAAACGAGACAGCAATCGGAAAGACGGAGACTGCTCTTGCAAATCAGACCACAAAGACGAACGCATCAAAAGCATCACTCGTCGAGATGGAATCTGAACTCGAAAAAGTAAACAAGGAACTGAAAAATCATAAACTGAATGAATTTGCAAGCGGTTGTGACAAAGCAGGACAAAAGATGGAGAGTTTCGGAAAGAAAATGTCCGTCGTTTCTGCGGGAATTGCTGCAATAGGAGCAGCATCAATCGCAGCGTTCAAGGAACTCGACGAGGGATATGACACGATAGTGACAAAGACCGGAGCGACCGGAGAGGCACTGGAGGGATTGACCGCATCTGCGGACAATGTTTTCGGAAGTATGCCGGAGGACATGTCAACGGTCGGAGAGGCTATCGGTGAAGTAAACACGAGATTTCATTCGACAGGAGAGGAACTGGAGAGCCTGTCAACGCAATTCATTCAGTTTTCGAGCATAAACGGAACGAATGTGACACAGTCTGTTGACCAAGTGGACAAAATCATGAAAGCGTGGAACATAGACACATCACAGACGGGGAATCTGTTGGGATTGCTGACATCAAAAGCACAGGAGACAGGAATTTCCGTTGACAAACTCGAAAGTTATGTACTGGATAACAATTCAGCGTTCAAAGAGATGGGGTTGTCATTACCACAGGCAATCAATTTGATGGCTCAATTCGATGCGAACGGTGTTGATTCTACGACAGCACTGGCAGGACTGAAAAAGGCATTGCAGAACGCAACAGCCGAGGGAAAGTCGATGGATGTCGCACTGGAGGAGACAATCGGCAGCATTAAGAACGCAAAGACGGACACAGAGGCTTTACAGATTGCGACAGAACTGTTCGGAAAAAAGGGTGCTGCTGAAATGGCAACAGCAATCCGAGAGAACAGAATTGACCTCACAAGCCTGTCATCCTCAATGTCGGAATATGGAACGACGGTCGAGGACACATACAACGGAACACTCGACCCGATTGATAATGCAACAATAGCGATGAACAATGCAAAACTGGCATTGTCAACACTGGCGACAACAGCACAGACCGCAGCAGCACCAGTCATCGAAAAGGTGACGACAAAGATTCAAGAACTGACAAAGTGGTTCACCTCTCTTGACGAGGGGCAACAGCAGACAATCATCAAGGTCGGTCTTGTGGTGGCTGCGGTGGGTCCTTTAGCAATCGGATTCGGAAAAGTAGCACAGGGAATATCGACGACGGTGAAAACAGGTCAACAGTTTGCATCGTTTGTCGGAGGAATCATCGCAAAGATAACAGCCAAGACAGCAGCAACCGCAGCAGGAACAGCAGCAGACACAGCAGGGGCAGCAGCGGAGGCAGCACATACCGCAGCAACAGCGACAGCGACCGGAGTGACTGGAGGAATGACGGTGGCACAGACAGCCCTCAATGCAGTCATGAATCTGTGTCCGATTATTTTAATTGTGACACTGATTGCAGGACTGATCGCAGCAGGAATCGCTTTATATAAAAACTGGGATAAGGTCAAAGAAAAATTATCCGAGTTGTGGAGTAACGTCAAGGAGAAATTCAACGCAATCAAGGAAACCATAACGGGAGCGTTCTCGAAAGCAAAAGAGGCGGTCACGAATAAGGTGAACGAGATAAAAGATTCGGTTGCGAATAGTGCAGTCGGACAAGCAGCGACAAAGACGTTTTCAGCGGTGAAAAATACTGTCACAAAGTTCATGGGGGCAGCAGTTGACACCGCAAAGGAGAAACTGGGGAACATGAAAACCGCCTATGAGGAAAACGGGGGCGGTATTAAAGGAGTAGTTGCAGCAGGATGGGAGGGAATCAAAGGCTATTACACAGCCGGATTCACGTTCGTTGATAATCTGTCGGGAGGAAAACTGACAGAAATCAAGACAAAATTCTCTGAAAAGACATCGGAAATCAAGACGAAAGTCTCCGAGGGTTGGGAGAATATGAAAACGACGGTCACATCCAAGATGACCGAGTGGAAAACAAACGCATCAAATAAACTGACGGAAATCAGAACCGATTTCACGACGAAGATTTCCGGAATACAGTCCTATGTGTCAACCGGATGGTCTCACATGAAATCGACGATTTCAACGACGATGCAGCAGTGGAACACAGATGCGAGCAACAAACTCCTGTCACTCAAGAACGATTTTACAAACAAGGTCGAGAGCGTAAAACAGGGATGGTCAACGAGGTTTACAAACATCAAGGACACAGCGACGAATCTCATGGAGACCGCAAAGACCAATGTTTCCACAAAACTGGAAAATATGAAATCTGCCTATAACGAAAAAGGCGGGGGCATGAAAGGAATTGTGTCGGCTACATTCACAGGCATCAAGGACACGATGAACTCACTCATGTCCACAGCGAACACGTTGACAGGTGGAAAACTCGACAGCATCAAGTCATCTTTCTCGACAAAATTGAACGGTGCTCTTTCAACGGTCGGTTCAGTCATGGAGAGCATACGAGCAAAATTCAGCGAAAAGATGGAATCCGCAAAGACAGCGGTCTCAAATGCTATCGACAGAATCAAGGGATTTTTCAATTTTGAGTGGTCATTGCCACATTTGAAAATGCCACATTTTAGTATATCCGGTTCGTTCAGTCTGAACCCTCCATCTGTACCGTCATTCGGTGTTGAATGGTACAAAACAGGAGGAATCATGACAAGTCCGACAGTGTTCGGAATGAATGGAACGAGGCTCATGGTCGGAGGAGAGGCAGGAGCAGAGGCAATCTTGCCACTTGCAGAGTTTTACACAGAATTGAACTCAATGCTTGACCGAAAGCTGAAAGCAATCAATCAGAATGTGAACGCTTTTATCGAGGTTCACAACTATATTGACGGAGACGAAGTGGCAAGCAGAACGACCGAAAAGGTCAGTGATAATCTTGCAATAGCAACAAAAAAACGGAGGTGAGGACATGAAAATTGACAGCATAGACATTCGGTCATTCGATGCAAAGCAGTTGACAGTTGATTTCGAGCCTCCACAGACGGGGGTGACGGTGGAGATGTTCGACGGGGCATTGATACCGTCGGAATCCGAAACATACACACCATTGTCCGGACTGACAGTGACAGTCCTGTTCAGAGGAAAAGACAGAGACGAGGTTCAAAAACATGTCAGTGATTTCAATGCAGAGTTGCAGAAAGGTGTTGTCCTTACACTGGACGGGTACAGTCGCCATTTTAAGGCATATATGACGGGGAACTCGTTGAGCAAGACAATAACGAAAACACGGTACACAGCAGAGTTCAAATTCACGGGGTACTGGTTCAGCGACGAAGTGAGTTTGAACTGGCAGGGAGCGTATGAGGCAATATTTGAGGCACAGGGAAACAGGGCGACACCGTGCAGACTGACAATCACAGCAACGGAGTACATTGAGCAGTTAAGAATCAACGGTCTTTCCTGCGGTGAAATTATTATCGACACGATTCCGAGAGGAGCAACCGTCATCATTGACGGAGAAACAGGATTCGCAACGATGGACGGAGAGAACAAGTTCAAGGATGTGTCATTGATGGAATTTCCGTATCTCACAACAGGGCAGGAAAAGGAACATCATCTCATTTTCTCTGACAATAACGCACTTGTCACATTGCAGTATAAACCTATGTGGTTATAGGAGGCGGTCAGATGGATTTGTACAATGATTCACACGAAAAGGTGTGTATTTTATCCGGAATAAAAGAAACGTGCATCACAAGCACTCTCAAGACTGGAGATAAGGAAATCACATTCGAGTTCCGAAAGACAAACAGGTATGCAGCGGACATCAAAGAGGAGGGATATATCAGAACCGACACGGACGAATTTGTTATCAAGCAGGTCGAGCCGAGCGGGGAATGGTACAAATGCACCGGAACATTGAACGTCGAGGAACTGGAGGGCAAACAATATCCGCAGGGATTCGAGACTGTGGAAAAGACGGTCGATGAATGTCTAACAGAGGCAATCGACGGAACTGGATGGAAAGTCATCCGGTGCGATGTTTCCAAAAAGAGAACAATCCGGATAGAGCAGAACTGTTCTGCATGGGATGTCGCTCAACAGGCAATTACAACGTATAGATGCGAGATGGTGTTCGATTCTCTGAACAAGGGAATTTCGGTATATGAGAAATACGGAGAGGACAGAGGAGCATATTTCATTGAACGTCTGAACCTCAAGCGGTTGCAGGTGCAGTCAAACTCATACGACTTTGCAACAAGGCTCATTCCGATAGGGAAAGATGGATTGATGCTGAATATCGACGGGAAAAATTATGTTGAGAATCACCAGTATTCAAAGAAAGTGAAAACGATGACGTGGAAAGATGAAAGATACACGGATGCGGAATCACTGAAAGAGGATGCGGAGGCGAAACTGGACGAACTTTCCAAACCATACAGGTCGTACACAGCAGAAATCATCAATCTTGTTGAGGCAGTGCAGGACGAGGAGAAAAAAGAACAGTACAAAGAGGTGTTCAGTATAGCACTGGGAGACACGGTGCTGCTGATCTCCAAGTCAACGGGAATCCGTGAGAGCCACAGGATTGTGAAATTCTATGAATACCCGTTGACGAAAGAAAAGAACAAGGTCGAACTGGCAAACACAAGACTGTCATTCGAGGAGGTTCAGAGAACCGAGCAAGAATTGTCATGAGGAGGTGAGAAAATTGGAAATCATTAGACACATCAAAGTGGATTTGTATGGAGACACACAGCATTTTGCAGTTGCAGCGAAACAGATGGATATGGGAACACGGTACATCGGAGTGACGCTCATGGAGGACGGTGTCGTGTATGAGATACCGGACAATGTGGAGGTCATTATCAACATGACCAAACCGGACAAGACACACGTTCACAACGATGGAGAAAAGTCCGGAAATGAGGCTCTCATTCCTCTCACAAGAGGCATGTTGCAGGTTCACGGAACAGCATTGTGTGAGGTGCAGTTGTATCAAAATGGTGCATTGCTGACGAGTGCGACGTTTGAGATGGAGATTTTTCCGTCACAGCGGGATGAATCGGAAATCATTCACTCCGGAGAATATACAAGACTGGAGAACACCATTGCAGCAGCGAGAGAGGCTCTGCAAATCGCACAGGACACACAGAACACCATTGATGCAGCAGAGGCGGTCAGACAGGCACAGGAGCGGTTGAGAGAGGCTGCTGAAAAGGCAAGAGAAATCAAAGAGAGCCGGAGAGAGGATGACACCGCAAAGGCGATCGCAAAATGCGTCGAGGCGATGGAGGCAGCAATCGAGCAGACAAAGAAATGTCTGACAGCGACCGAGGAGGCAAACAAAATCATCATCAGTCAGTCCGGTCTTGATGCGATACTGGCAGCAGTCAAAGACTATTATGAACGCATCAGAGAACTTGAGACGGACATCAACATCAATGTGGATGGAGGAACACCAAAATCAACCGACCTCCTGCTTGTCAAGGGAGGAACACCGTTCACGACCGATTATGACAAGTACATCGCAGGAACGTCACACACAATTTGAGAAAGAGGTGAAAAAGAATGGCAACAGCAACAATCACTCTGAAAAAGGGAACGACCGCAGAGTGGACGGAGAGCAAGAGGGTTCTCGATGATGGAGAACTGGGTCTCGAAATCACGACAAGCGGTCACAGAATCATCCGAATCGGTAACGGTTCGACCGAGTTCATGAGCCTCCCTGTCGCATTTGACATCGAGGAGGTCAGAGAAATCAAGACCGGAATGGACGAAGATGCAAAAACGTACTATGACGACATGGTCAAAAAGGGAACGGAGTTGCTTGCAGAAATGAAAGCACTGGCAACGACTGTCGAACTGGAGGACGATGCGACACAAATCAAGTATCGAATGGGTATCTCAAACGGTACGTTGTATTTTGAGGAAATCACAAAGGAGGCAAGTGAATAATGGCAGCAGGTGACAGAATATTCATGGCGAAAGAATCCACGTCGCAGGAGATTCTTTCCAACACAAAGAAAATTATCGAGGACGCAAAAGCAAAACCGAAAAGATACGGAATGAGAATCAACCTCCTCGACAGCAATCCGGCAACCCGTGTCAAATATCTTTATGATGCGGTTGGAATGACACCCGCAGGAATGAATTTCGCAGGAGGCGGGTTCGATTATGGAGACTGGGGAGATATTTGGTTCGTAAAGAAAAACCGTCCGGTCATGGTAAGAACTGACGGAACGGTTGACTATGAACTGAATCATGAAAACCATGCTCTCAAGCTGAACGGAGGAGCATCGGACATCACAAAAACATCATACGGTGGAAATGCAATGTCCGAGATTCCTCTGATTTGGGTCAAGAGATGGACACGGAACAATTATCATTTTGTTGTGTTCTGTGAGGAGCAGTACGATGACACATACAAAGCATACGCACACACCGACGCAGACGGAAATGTCCTGCCTGTGACATATTTCCCGATGTACGAGGGTTCGGTTGTCAACAACAGGATGCGTTCACTCTCCGGTCTCACACCGACAGCGTCCATGACAGACGAGCAGGAGACGACCGCAGCAAAGCAGAACGGTGACAGATGGGATAAACAGTCATTTTCTGAAATCAACCTCATGTATGAAATGTGTACGATGATTACATGCAGCACCAACTCACAAGGCAAGTTTGGAAACGGAAACAGTCAGTCCGACAATTTCTTGCAAACCGGAACACTCAACGGAAAAGGACAGTTTTTCGGTTATACATCGACCACACAGGCAGTCAAAGTATTTTACTGCGAGAACTTCTTTGCGAACTACTGGAAACGTTTGAGAGGTCTGCTGCTTATCAACGGAGTGTATCATGTGAAAGCAGTTCCTCCGTACAACTCAACAGGTGCGGGGTACACAAACACAGGACTGACACCGTCCGGAACATCCGGAGGCTACTGTTCAAGAATGGAAATGGCATCCGACATCGGAAGAATCCCGACCGTTGCATCCGGAAGTGAGACCACATACGAATGTGATGGGTTATGGTTCAACAATACGATCGTTGCAGTTGCCCTGTTCGGTGGCTCCCGTGGCTCCGGGTCGGGGTGCGGTTTGTCGTGCTGGTATGTGCACAACCCTGCGACGAACGTGAACACGTACATCGTGGCGAGCCTTTCTTGTAAACCGCCTGTTGCTGCTGCGTAAGCAGCGAGGGGGAACGGGGGAGATACTCCCCCGCAATAAAAAGGGAGGTTCGGAGGGTTTACCCTCCGAGGTGTCCGGTATGATAAGGATTTTCCACGATGATGGAAACGGGAGGCACATCCGACACAAACAGAAAAAATTGTGATAGAATCTCCGACATGACAAAAAGATGACCTTGACATGACAGGGGAATCGGTGTGCGTCCTTGCCCTGTTCGGTGGCAACCGTGGCAACGGGTCGAAGTGCGGTTTGTCGTACTGGAATGTGAACAACCCTGCGACGAACGTGAACACGAACATCGTGGCGAGCCAATCTTATCAAATTATGGAGCATTTAACCAAAAGCACACCTTTTTCCTACACCGCAGGGTGTTGAAATACACCTAACCAGTGGAAATGATACCGATGCAGGCAGGGTCGAGTAAGAATATCAGAAAGACCTTGAGGTGATAAGAAAGATGGGAAATAAATCCGTCAATAACCTGTACAAGCCTATGTTAGAACATAGCAATGTTGAGCAAAAATTTCATAAAGCAGCAAAGGGCAAGACAGAGCGTCCGGACGTTGCGGTGATATTAGAGCCGACCAACATTCAGAGACATGTCAAGAACGTCGTCGAGCAACTTGAGAACACTGCACCGGAGGGGTACGACGTACCGCATCCGGAAAAGGCATGGAAACCATCAAGACACGGGAAAGTCTGCATCAACGAGGGAACGAGCAGAAAAGTGAGAATGATTGAGAAACCTCGATACAATTATGAGCAGGTGATTCACCACATTGTCGTCTCTGCGTGTTATGACATTTTCATGAAAGGGATGTATGAGTTCTCGTGTGGGAGCGTACCGAACAGGGGTGCTCATTATGGGAAAAGGTACATCGAGAGGTGGATTCAGCGAGACAAAAAGAACTGCAAATATGTTCTCAAGATGGATATTCGACACTTTTTCGAGAGTGTTGACCATGATGTCTTGAAAGCGTGGCTCAAGAAGAAAATCAGAGACGAGAGAATGTTGTACATCCTCGAACTGATAATTGACGGGAGCGAGGTCGGGTTGCCTTTAGGGTTTTACACATCGCAGTGGTTGTCAAATTTCATGTTGCAGCCTCTCGACCATTTCATCAAAGAACAGTTGAAAGCGGTGCATTATATCCGGTATATGGATGATATGGTGGTGTTCGGAAAGAACAAAAAGGAACTCCACAGGATGCAGCAGGAGATTGAGAGATTCTTGAGAGAAAAGTTCAACTTGCAGATGAAAGGAAACTGGCAGGTGTTCCGGTTCGATTACACAGAGAAAAAGACCGGAAAGAGAAAAGGGAGACCACTCGATTTCATGGGATTCCAGTTCTATCACGACAAGACGATTCTGCGGGAAAGCATCATGTTGAGTTGCACACGGAAAGTCAACCGTGTCGCAAAGAAAGAGAAAATCACATGGTACGATGCAACCGCAATTCTGTCATACATGGGTTACTTGAGCAATACAGACACATACGACATGTACCTGCAAAGGGTCAAGCCTTATGTGAATGTTAAGAAATTAAAGAAAATAGTTAGCAAACATTCAAAGCGAAAGGAGCGAGAAAAACATGAAAGAATGGAGAGAAGTGTTCGGAACGGAGGCAGAACAGCCGGAGGAGTTCGACACAACAGCGTCACCGACAACGGTATATCAGAGACGCAATATCAAGAAAGCAACGAAAGAGGATGCAGACGGAAAGAAAATCACCGGATGGCAGCGAGAGGAGCGTGAAATGTCACGGGAGGAATATGACAGATTGACGCTCATGCAGGAGGTTGTTGCATCCAACACAACAGGAATCGTTGAATCCGTGACAAAGTTTCAGAAAGATGCAGTCATCGACGAATACACACAACAGTTGATTGAGGAGGGGTTGATTTAATATGAAAATGCTTGTCGAAAGTCTGAAAAGAATGTACAAGAAAGGCACTCTCACCGAGGAACAGATCGCAGAGCGTGTCACAAAAGGAAGTATTTCAGCGGAGGAATATGAATACATCACGGGAGAAAAATATTCCGGTGGTGAGGCAAAATGACACCGCTTGAAATAATATCACGGTTGTGCGAGATAACGGAGGAGTTGTCCGGAATCGTGAAAAAGCAGCAAGAAATGATTGAACGCTCAAAAGTGGAGGAGGGGGTCAAAGAGGAACTCCGGAACATGGTCAATGAGGCAGACGGGAAACTGGATGTCCTTGAGTACCACATGAGACGATACTGCGACACCGACGACGTGGGAGCGTTCGGAAAGGAGCAGCCGAGTGACGATTGAACTCTCATTGTTGTTGAGCGGGATTTCCGTCGCATTTGCAATCTTTTTCGGGATTTCCAATAAAAAGCGGAATGACAAAAAGGATGCAGAGCAGGAGACGGAGGAACGTGCGACAGCGAACACACTCATGATGACAAAACTGGAGAACATTGCCGACGATGTCAAAGACATCAAACGTGACTACAAAGAGACACGGGCAGAGGTGCAGGATTTACACGACAGGGTTCTTATAGTTGAGCAGTCATTGAAATCGTATCACAAGAGACTGGACGGGATGAATTTGAACATTAAGACCGACCAATAACAGGAGGGCGGGAACAGGCAAGAATCAACCACATAAAGGAGGCAACAAGTGAACAAAAGCAGGATGACGAACGCAGAGCGTCGCATGTATTTCCGGCATAAAAGAAAATTGTACCGGATAGAACAGCGGGCAGCAAAGCGGAAAAACAAAGTCTCCGGTCAGTTCATGAATCGTGTTGTTATCTGTATGATTCTTGCAGCATTTATCTACACAGTTGTGGCGATTATAGTGTTTGTGAGAGTGGGTGCTGAACCATCAACATTGACAGAGAATGTATTTCGATTCCTGTCAGTGGAGGGCGGTGCGATGGCACTCATTAAGTCAGTAAAGACGGTTACAAAGAAAGATACAGGAAAACAGCACGAGAACGAACCGGATGACATCAATGCAGACAATAATGAGGAGGTGCAGGGATGAAATTCATCGTTGAAAATTGGTTTGTTATCGTGGCAATAGCAGCAGTGGGAGGCTCTATCGGGTACGCAATTTATTCTTTTGTGAAAATGCCATCTGATAAGCAGTTGAACAAGGTCAGAGAGTGGCTCTTGTATGCGGTGACAAAAGCAGAAAAGGAACTGGGAGCAGGAACAGGAAAACTCAAACTCCGGTATGTGTACGACATGTTTGTGGCAAGGTTTGAGTGGCTTGCAAAGGTCATCACATTCGACATGTTCAGCATGATGGTGGACGAGGCTCTTGAGCAAATGAGAACGATGCTTGACAGCAATGAGGCGGTGCAGAAACTCATTGCGAACGAGGCAGGTGAGGGCAGTGAGTGAAATTGAGATTTTCATGTCACAGCACTGGAGCACGATGGTGACGGTGTACATCATCGGGGCAGCAGTTACATTCGTTTTGACGTTTGTTATTTTTTGGATGCTTCAAAGGCAGTCCGAAAAAGAGGAGCGGGAAAAAGAGTTGTTTCCGGAATACTACGAGGAACAGGAAACGAAACAGGACAGAATCATGGTCAAACTGACATTTTTCATTTTGTCGGTATTGGTGGCGGTGATATGGATAGGAGTTCCGTTCATACTGGCTTTTATATTCATTATGTCAGTGATAGATGATTCCGGAGATAAGAAACAAAAGGAGGAAAAGAAATGATTTCAAATTGCGGACACGACGAGAGAGGAAAATATTCCGGAGGAAAAGCCGGAGATCAGACGGGAACAGAGTGGCAGGTTATAAACTGGTATAACAGACCGTGGAAATGCGTTCTCCGTCATCCGGATGCAGCAACGAGAAAACTCATTGCACAGATGGCAAAGGCAGCAGCAGTCAACAATATGGTCGGATATTGTCAGTCGCACAGGGGAACATTTTGGACGAACCTTGCGGATTCAAATTTCGACCCTGCTCAAATCACAGTTCCGTGCGAGGCTGACTGTTCGTCCGGTGTTGCTGCAATCGTAAAAGGTGCAGGATATAGACTGAAAAATGAGAAACTGAAAAACGTGAGCACTGCATGTTATACCGGAAACCTGCGGGCAGCACTCAAGGCAGCAGGATTCGAGGTGCTGACAGATAAAAAATATCTGACATCAGATGCGTATTTGCTTGAGGGCGACATTCTGTTGAACGATGGTGCTCATGTGGCGACGAACCTCACCAATGGAGCAAAGGCATCCGGAGGAGGTGCATCGCAGACAGTTCCAATCAATAGCAACGTGAAACTGGAGACCGCAAAAGGGTTCAACAAGAGCCTTGCAGGAACGTACAAGGTAACGGGAGCAGGAGCGTTGAATCTACGGTCGGGAGCAGGAACAGGAAAAGACAAGAAAGTCTTGACGACAATGCAGAGCGGAGAGACGTGTCAGTGTTATGGATATTACACGGATGTGTCCGGAGTGAAGTGGTTGTATGTAGCATATAAAAACGTGGTGGGATTTGCGTCGAGCAAATATCTCAAAAAGTAGCAGAGGAGGGCGAAAACATGTTATACTATTTAGGCAAAGGAACGGAGTTCAAAAAAGAGGACTGCAAGGAATACAAGACAATCGAGGGAGCGTTGAAAGCAGCAGCAAAAAACGAGGAACTGGTTGTGTGGGATGAAAACGGAAACGTCATCGGCTCACTCACGGACAATGTTCCGGAGGGAGCACTGGAGACAAATCCCGACGGTAGCGTGAACACCTACAATGCAGACGGGAACAAGGTCGGCACGATGACCGCAGAGGAACTCAAAGCAGCAACAACCATCACCGATGAAAAGGATGCAGAGGGGCAGCAGGGCGACGCAGGAGCGTCCACAGACGACGAAAACGGAGGCACTGGAGGAAATGCACCAGTAGAACCGGAAAACGGGCAGAATGGGGCAAATAGCGAGCAGGAGAACGGACAGCAGACCTCCGGCGATGGAGACGATGCAGCAGGGCAGGAGACATCCGGAGACGATGAAAGAAAAACAGAGGAACAGGTGTCCGATTCTGACACAATCTATCCGGAAAAGACCACAAGAGCGATCGTTGATTGTGATGGTGCTCTGAATCTCCGTCGTTCTGCATCATGGGGCAACGAAAGCATCTGCGGACGTGCAGTGAGAGGACAGTCGTATTATATCAAGGCAATTCACACAGTAGAGGGAAAGAAAATGCTTGAGACTATCGACGGAATTTTCCTGTCCGGTCAGCCGGAGCATGTTCGCATCATTGAGGTGTAAGTTCCGGGCGGGTGTGTTATAATAAAACAACGGGAGAACTCTCCGAGGAGTTTGAGTAACACACGGGTAACTGACAAAATCCTTGAAAAGCCTTATTTTTCAAGGGTCGGAATTATGCAAACGATAATTCAACCGAATATCGAAAAAGAGCAACAAACCCCGAAAATCCAGTATTTTCGGGGTTTTCTTTATATTCTGAAAATCTATCAGACACCCTCAAAACACACGAAAATGTTCCGGTAACTAACAGGTAACACACAGGTAACTAACACGAAAACAGGTGTCTTGTGCAATACTTTTGAAATCTTGTGCAAGACACATTTTTGCATGAAAAAAGGGCGATTCAATCACCCTTTTCTTTGCAGTATTCAATGATACATGACCGGACATCTTTTTTCGTCCGGCAGTGACAGGAATGACCGTCCTTGAATATGATGTCATATCCGTCGTGCATGTTTCCAGTGATTCCGGAAATCATTTCCCTGTTCTTTTCTGCTACCTGCATCGTGTCGAACATTCCGCACTGGTCTTTTCTGACAAGGTCTTGAATGTATGCGTTGATAGACATTCCCTTGTCTGCTGCGAGCGTCCGGATAATATCTTTCATTCCTTTAGGAACTGCGAGGTTTATTCGTTCATAATGCTCTTTATAAAAATTATTTTTGTATTCTGTTCTGTTCATGACATTGCCCTCCATCAAATCAAATTGATTGCCTCAAGTTTGGTCGGGAGTTCAATGTGGGTGTAGACGTTTTCGGTCACACCCTGTCCTTTATGCCCGACAATTTTCTTGATGAATCTCTCGTCAACTTCCTTTTCGGTGAGGAGAGAGATGCAGGTGTGTCTTGTATCATGCGGGCGGTGTCCGTCATAGACAGGTTCTCTTTTCGTTTCATCAATGACGAATTTCCCGAAACCGAACTCAAGCATCAGAGGAATCCAGTAAGAATCATAATAATTCCGGTACTGAAAAGGTTCGTCGTCGGGTGTACAAATCAGATGGTCACATTTCCGGTTCATCCAGTATTCAAAGAATGGTACAATCTTTTCAGCAATGGGAACTTCTCTGATTCCTGCCTCTGTTTTGGATTCTTTCACATAGAACCATCGTTCATCAAGATGGATGTCCTTTTTCTCAAGGTCGAGGAGTTCACCGATACGGACACCGGAATAAATCATAATAAGGATGACGGTCACATATATGTTTGAATCCTTGCATTTCCACAGAATAGAAATCTCTTTCTTTGAAAAAGGTTTCCGGTTGTATGCGTTCGGATTTCCCGCCTTGCTTATATCAACGTATCTGACCATGTCTCTTTTATCTTGAGACACAATCTCGTGAATGACAGCATAGTCATACATGAGACCCCACAGGATTTTCAAGGTTTTAAGTGTGGGAGTGTTTTTGCCGGAGCTATCGACGACACTTTGCAGGTGATCCAGTTTGATGTCAACAAATCTCATTTTCCACAGGGGTTTCGATGTGTTAAAAGCAGCCTTGTAACCATTCGTGTCCTTGATTTTTTCAAAATGGATTTCCGACCAATTCTCATATACTTCCTCGAAAGTAATAGTTGCATGGTGTAAATCAAAGGGGTCTTTATTGTATTCCGCTAATGCAGTGAGAGCCTCTTTGCGTGTCGGGTAATATCCGACGGTTATATATAATTGTTTTGATTTTCCGGTTATAGGGTCAATTTCCCACCCTTTTGTCTTTTTTGCTACATAGGGATTTCGTCGGTTTCCGGATAATTTATAGACCGACCCGAACCCGTTCGGTAGTTTCATTCAATCACCATCCTAAAAAAGAGTATAAAAAATAAAACCAGTGCAAAAAGCACGGTTTTATGGTAGAATGAAACAGGATTCGGATTCTATCAAAATGCTTTTTGCAGGGCATGAGATAAGAGATTCCACAAAGGCGATTCGTGTTGCAGCACGGGTCGTCTTTTTATGTGCAAATCTATTTTTCAGAGCGTTCTTTCACAATTTTCCGATACTTGCGACCGATGGCAAAACAGCCGACACCCAACAGGATGGCAGCAACACCGCCAACAGGAACAGCAAGCAGCAGGAGCAATCCCAAAAGCACAAGCACAACAGCGAGAACCATGAGGATAATTCCGCAGACATTATATGTCCGGTCGGAATATTCCTTTTTCACTGGAGCAGGTGCGTCATAGGATGCGGATGTGTGTCCGTTTCCGGATGATGCACTTTTCATCACATCAGAGACCCCGACGGTCGTTCGACTATACACTGCATTATAAGCAGCCTTTTTCGGGTCATTCACAATCCCCATTCCCTTTTTACCATAAAGAGGATTCACAGCCTTTTTGACCTGCCTCTTTACTTTTCCGGTAGTCCTTGCCTTTATGCTCTTTTTGACATTCGGTTTTCTGACACCGTATTTCATGCAAAACACCTCCATTCTTTTGGACAAATCTGTCACCTTGTACACTTTCCTTACGAAAGGAGGTGAGCAGGATGAAAGTTTTGTTATGGGAAACGAGAACCTCAAAAGGGTTCACGTTGATGGAGTTGGCGAAGAAATCCGGAATCGGAAAATCGACGCTCAACAACATCGAAAACGGTAAGGTGTCACCGACATTGTTTCAACTCGAAACGATAGCGATTGCACTGGAGGTCAAAATCACCGACCTGTTTGAATCCGAATACAAATAATTGTATCACATGACATGTTCCGTGAGCGGGAACAGGAGACGATTTCCACAATTATGGAAATGAACTCCGATATTTCCACAATCATGGAAATATGTGATATGATGTGTTTCGGAAAGGGGTGGTGTTCCCTTGCATTACAAAGAGACTATCATTGAGTTAGTCGGTAAGATACAAAGCGAAAAAGTCCTCAAGAGGATATATAAATTCGTTTTATATCTGTACACCCACGAGACTGGCAGTTGAAAAAGACTGTCAGTCTTTTTTATTATCCGCTCTCAAAGAAATGTAATAATCAACAAGTCTGTCAAATGCCTCAATATCAGCGTCCGAGGCATATAAGAGCGTTTTTATCATATTTTTGCGAGATTCATTCTCACCCGCCATGATGCGGTCGATTCTTTCAAAAAAGTCGTCGTCGGATTCGACGAACATTTCTCCCTCTCCAGTAGTCAACCACATATAATCAACACTAAACTCTCGACAAATGGATTTTGTCATCTGTTCAGTGAGACTACGTTCACCCTTTTCAAGACGAGAAATTGCAGTTTTGGTCACACCAAGTTTTTCACCGAATTTTTCAAGAGTAAGACCGAGCGAATTTCGCACATCTTTGATGCGTTCACCCTGCGTCATATCGAATCACCTCCTTTGTTTTGCATAAAGCATAACACGGTAACTGACAAAAATCAATAAAAAAGTAACCATAGGCAACAAAAAAGTATTGACAAGGTGGACACAGGTCACTATAATGTAACCATAGGCAACAGAAAGCAGGAAAGAACGGGTGAAGCGATAGGGCTACACGCAAGTGACATGGTGGTCAGGCTGCCGGATAGCAGATAGAGCGTGTGAAGAATAAACATGACCCGTCAAAGTAGTTGAAGAAAACAGGAACGGTAGGGCAAGAAAGCACAGTGTACCGCACTATTTGAAGAAAGCGGACAGGCTGAACCAATCAGCACTTTACCCCTATTCCAAGAAACCGTTAAGTGGAAGAATCAACCGAGCGAGAGGACACAGCACTGTTGCCCTTTTATAAGAATAGGAGGAATGGAAATGGAAAAAGAAAGATACTTGAAATATGTGAAAATCTGCGAGAGAGCAGAAAGAATGAAAATTGATACAGGTGATCGCATGGGAGCACTAATGGACATCGAGAGTGCAGACAAGAAATTCAACATGAGACTGGATGACTGGTTGCAAGCAGATGATTTCAATTTCGCACATGACTATTGTGGTATTCAAAACAATATAAAACGAGGAGAGTTTCCGGCAACGGATTTCGGATTTTTTTTCCCAAGATTCGCAGGTACACGCTAAAAGCCGAAACGGGGCAGCAGTCACCCCGTCAGCGTCCGGATGGCGACCGACGCTCTGACGATGGCAAGCCGAAAGACAGCGTCGGAATACCGTGAGAAACATGGCAGCGGGTGAACTTGCTAAAAGGTTCATAGTTGGATGACAGGTTTTCGGTGACTTTTTAAGGCGAAAAGACACAACACGGTAAATTCAGCCGGAACAGAGGCGAGGTCATGAACAGACCGAGAGAGCCTCCACAGGAGGAAACAGGATGCAGGAAATGAAATATTTCAACGAGGGAAATGATTGCGACATCTGCAAAAACCAACTCATGACAGGACGAGACGGAACGGTCGAGGATTGCCGGAGGAGACAGAACGGGTTGTCATGCAGATTCGAGGAGCGTGACATTCGGACATGTCCGGTGTGCGAACACGAGGTTGATCGTGAGGATATGTATTTCACAAAGGATTGTCATGGAATCCCGTTCAGACTGGTGTGTGACAGATGCTATCAGAGAATCATGTCAAAGGGATATGACGGGGAATATTACACAGAGGCAGACGAACAGATTGAGGATGACTATTGAGAGCCGAAACGGGCAGCAGTCGCCCGTCTGTGTGGGATGACCGCCCACGCATTGACAAGGCAGGTCAGAACAGGAGGTCAGACGGATGGAAGTCGGACGTATATTGCCAACCGAGGCAGCAGTCATATTGAATGTATCACCGCAATTCATCCGAATAGCGATGCAGCAAGGGAAACTCCCTATCGGAACAGCGGTGCAGATGTCATCAATATGGACTTATCACATTTCGGAGAAACTGCTTGCAGATTATTCCGGAAAAGACATACAGGCAGAACTTGAGAGAATCAGAGGAAAGAGAGGAGCGTGACATATATGTCAAAGGATGAAAGAAAAGAAATGATTGAGAATATCGCAGAGCGGTTCACACAGATGGATGACGTTGACAAGTCCTATATTGCCGGATATATGGCAGGAAAACAGGAGGAACGTCAGAAATGGGAGCAGCAGGGAAAGACAGCGGTTGCAACAGCGTGAGGATGACTTGTGTTTGATACGGAGGGGGCGATTTACGAGGAATACACCTAAAAAATGAATATGCAGAGCATGAGAAAAAAGAGCAAAAAGAAAGGAGACCGTTGCAGCGGTCTCCCGTTTAGCAGTCTGTGTCAGACGCTCAAAACCTAAAAATATTATAGCAAATCTGACACCATATTGCAAGCATGAAAAAGCGGGGGAAACCCCGTGATTCAAAGGGTTTCAGACCCTTTTGACGACCTTGTGATGGATAGTAACAAGTCGTTGAAAAGTATATATAAGGGCAGCAGGAGGAACGGTGTCAGAATGGCAAAGAGAAAGAAAGGGATGACGTTCATCCCGTATGACTATGAGGCAGCATACAACAAGAGCCTTGAGGACATGAATGAGTTTTTTGTTGAGCAGATGTTCAAGCATGGGAAAAAGGTTGTATATGCACTCAAGGAGATACGAGCAGGAGACCAGTTCGAGGTTGAGATATATCCACAGTTCAAGAAAATGGATGAAGTACCTCCGGAGGGTCGGAGTATCAAAAAGGACAATGACAAGGCTCAAAGGAATCTGAATGACAAGAACGCAAGGAAATATGTGGAGCGTCTTATCAATGAGAATTTCACGGACAGGGATTTGTGGCTCACGTTTACATACGACAATGAGCATCTCCCTCCAGACGGAGACATCGACGCAGCAATCAAGAACGTGCAGAAATTCATCCGACGGGTGAATTATCAGAGAAAGAAAAGGGGTCTCCCGAACGCAAGATATGTCTATGTGACCGCCTACAATCCGACAGAGGAAATCCGGTGGCATCATCACATTGTCATGGATGGCGACATGGACATGGATGTGGTTGAGGGATGTTGGAAACAGAGCAGCAGGAACGAGGTTCGGAGGCTGCAAAAGGACGAGAACGGTTTGACAGGAATGGCAAAGTATATCGTCGAGGAAAAGAACAGGGTGAAATCGGAGAAACGGTGGAACTCCTCACAGGGATTGAGAGACCCCGACATCAAGGTGGTTCATTCCAAGAGACCGACAGCAAAAGCCGGAGGATATAAGAAAATCGGAACATACGTCGAGACCATGAGAAAAGGACATGAGCAGGTTCGTGAGCAGATGTTGAAATGGTATCCGGATTTTGATTTTACGGATGCGGGAATCTATTACAACGATTTCAACTCAATGTTCTACATACGGGCGAGAATGAGGAAACGGAGGCAGCAATGAAAGTAAAAAGAAAGAGAAGAATGAGCAGGAGGAGACGGGAACGGACATATATTGCGGTGATGGTATTACTGGCGATCGCTGTGAGCATAGGTCTGACACGCTCTGTCATGCGAGATGACAAGGAATTTGAGGAGTATGAGCAGCAGTCGCAGGAGTTCAATGCACGGATGCAGAGAATCGACGAGAAAAGAGAGGCATCCGGACAAAATGCAATGCTTGAGCAGGTGCGAACATGGCAGCAGGAGCAGGACACAGAACCGGACAAGTATGCAGTATTTGACACCATGTCGGCAGACTGGGGAGGCGAGGAGGATGGATTCGTGCTCTATGAGATACCGGAGGAATACAGTCGGACAGGTGGCTATTTTCCGGAAAAGATGCAGGTATATACATATTGCGTCTGCAAGCAGTACGGGGTCAGATATGACCTTGTGGTCGCTCTGATTGAGAAAGAATCCGGATATAAATTCGACAAGGTTGGTGACGATGGTCATTCTATCGGGTACATGCAGATATATGAGGAGTGCCACAGAGACAGGATGGAGCGTCTGAACGTCACAGACCTCACGAACCCATATCAGAACGTACTTGTCGGGATTGATTACCTGTCGGAACTGATTGAGAGATACGGAACGATTCAAGATGCACTTGCAGCGTATAACTACGGGGAGCAGGGAGCAAAACAACACCTATGGAAAAACGGAATCTATGTGTATGAGTACAATCAGACCATCATGAGCCGGATGAAAGAAATTGAGGAGGAACTGGAGCGGGATGCAGGTGATTGAGAGGATTCTGCACATGTTGAGGGTCAAGGATTGCAGACATGTGTGTCTGTTCTGTGAATATTATGACATGTGCAAGCAGGAGACAGGCAGCAGGAAAGAGGTGAAAGAGAATGAACATGAGATATGCAATGAGAAGTGAGGACACGGAGCAAATCAATGTCGTGTCGTGGGCGAACTGGAATGTGAATCGTTATCCGGAATTGAAATGGCTGCATCATGTACCGAACGGAGGCAGCAGGAACAAGCAGGAGGCGGTCAAACTCAAACAGATGGGTGTCAAGGCGGGAGTATCTGATTTATGCCTCCCATACCCGAAAGGACTGTACTGCGGATTGTACATCGAGATGAAATTCGGTGATAACAGGCAGCAGGAGACACAAAAAGAGTTTCTTGCAGACATGGCAGCAGCCGGACATTTTGTCGCAACCTGCTATTCAGCAGAGGAGGCGGTCAAGGTTATCGAGGAATACTGCAAATTGATGAATCACAAAATGGGAGATTGTGAAATTGTCATACCATTGGAAAACAGAGAGGAATTAAGAAATATAACAATGAGCATCCCGAACAACAGCATCCTCAAGAACGGGGAAATCAAAGAGAGCAAACCGAGAAAAAAATGAGGAGGTGCAGCAGGATGACGGTCAAGGATATTATGACGTTGCTTGAAAGTCCGGACAGGGTTCGGGTCATTAAGGACGGTGAGGAGATATACAACCAGTATTTTGCAAACATGGAGGTTGACAAGGACATCGTCGCACAGATAGGAGATGCAGAGGTCAAGAGATTCCGAGCAATTCCGGAGATCACTCACAGGAAATACAAGGAACGGGGTCTCATTGCACCGATGAAACCGGAGGAAACACCGGACTATTCTTTCAGAGATTTGCAGTTGTGTATATACCACACAATCACGATATAGCGGGGAGGTGAGGACGTGAGGAAAATCATCATTGTGGCAGCAGTCGTTGTCATAGCACTGGGAGCAGGGGTCACATATACACTCTACAAGGTGGGCGAGGGGATGCACTTGCACCGCTGCGGATGGAGACAGCCGGACGACAGAGGTTTCATGTAACAGGTAACAAGAGGATAACAGGAGGAACAGAAAAAATGAGAATTATTGCAGTTATGTCACCGAAAGGTGGAATCGGAAAGACAACGACATCGGATGCAATCGCCTACATGTTGGGAGAGGAGCAGGAGAAACGTGTTCTCATTCTCGACGGAGACCCGCAGGGCGATACATCCAAAACATTCGAGGCATACGAGCCGGAGGGAACAGGAATGAGTGAACTGCTTGAGCGTCATGTGAGTGTGGGCGGGTCATACCGGACAACGGACTTGATAAGACCCACACAGTACAGTCACATTGACATCATTCCTGCAAACGGGTATCTAATGCAGACAGACATGAAACTGCTGCTCAAGCAGGAGGCAAATCAAGTCACGAGGCTGCGGGATGCACTGGAGGAAATATCCGAGGCATACGACTATTGCATTTGTGATTGCGGTCGTCTGCTTGATATGGTGGTCATCAACATTCTACTGGCAGCGGAACTCGTCATTGCACCCGTAAAGGTCGGAGGATATGAAAACGAGGCGATTCACAATTTGCAGGAGCAGGTTGACGACCTGCGGGAAATCAATCCGGAACTCCGAATCAAGGGTCTTGTGACCATGAGACAGAAAAACAAGACATCACTGGATTTCGAGGAGTGGATGAAAACCAGTTCCGGATTTGACATGTTCGTCACACCGATTCGTCGGTCGATTGTAGCGGAAAAGGCATCCATGAGAATGGCAGTCCTCCCGCAGTTTTCAAAGAACTGCATCGTGTCACAGGACTATCGCAATGTGGTTCATGAATTACTCAAGGAAATGGAGGGGTAGACATGACAGAGCATGAGAAAAGCCGGAAACATTATGAACAAAGCGGAACTTATGACCCGAACATGGAATATTTTGAAGAATGTGAAGTGAACTCCGGTGCATGGGTGCTCATAACACGACAAATTCCGGTTGATGAAAGATGCAAACCGCATCTATTCGGAATATATTGGGGCATCCCGAAACAAGACAGATTAGACAGACAGGTTTGTGTGGTTCATACGACGGAAGATGTGACATTGCTCAATCACGAGTTCACGGTCATCGACGATGAAAGGTTGAAAGTGTATCGTGAGGAGGGGTGGGAGTTACATGAAAATATGGCAGCAGCAGACGCAGGAATGAACACGGAACTAATAGAAAAAGGTCGGGCATTGTGCGAGGAGGAGCGTGAAACAATATGGGCAATGCAACTCGATGGATTAACAGAGACACAGGCTTGTGAGGAATATTTCTTGACAAAACACACGGAATACAACAATTTTTCGATTTGCTATATTCCGAATAAAGAGGTTTTTGCGGAGTGCGTCGCAGTATTCGGGGAGAGATATTGAAAAAGAGAGAAGGTAGCAGGACAATGAGCGGTTTTTGCAGATGGTACGAAAAAGATATGGAGGACATAACGGAACACGAACAGGAACAGTGTGAGGAGAATGGTCAAGACTGTCGTGAATGTCCGGATTTAATGATAAAGGAACAGGAGGCAGCAGGACATGAACGACACAATACAGATTCTTGAATTATTCGGGGGAATTGGTTCGCCTCGATGTGCCTTGAGAAATCTGAACATCCCAACAAAAGCAATCGACTATGTGGAGATCAATGAAAAAGCAGTACAGTCATACAATTCGATGTTCCGTGAGGAATTAGAATATAAAACACAGACGGTCGTCGGATGGAATCTGAAACCGGATATTTTGATTCACGGTTCGCCCTGCCAAGACATGAGCATCGCAGGACATCAAGGGAAAGCGACAGGAGACGGAAGAATTAACAGAGGGAAAGGTTCAGACGAGGGGAGCGGAACACGTTCCTCTCTCATGTGGGAGACAATACATATCATTGAGAATATGGGAGAATGGCGACCTCGTTATGTGATATGGGAAAACGTGAAGAATGTGAAATCAAAGTACATGAGACCGAATTTCGACAGATACATGGACGAGATGGAAAAACTGGGGTACACGAATAATTATGCGGTTTTAGATGCAAGAGAGTTCGGATTGCCACAGGCGAGAGAAAGAGTGTTCACGGTTTCTGTTCTGAATGGTGAAAAATTTGAGTTCGATGACCTCATAAGGACACCGATGCGAAACCTGCAAGAGTTCCTTGAGGATGACGTTCCGGACATCTACGATGTGACACAACCGTCCGTCCTTGCATGTATCGGAGAAAAAGGAATCCGGAGAGCGACGGTCATCAAAGATTGTGCATATACAATCACAACAAGGCAAGACCGGACACCTGCACAGGTCATCGACCGAGGAGATGGACGTTATCGGTATTTGACAGAGCGTGAGTGTTGGAGATTGATGGGATATTCAGACGAGGATTTTGACAGGGCGAAAGCAGTTCAAGAAAGAAACGGGAAATACTACAAGGCTTTATATGACCAAGCAGGGAACAGCATTGCAGTTCCGATATTTGAGAGCATATTCAGAAAGATAATTTTGCAGGAGGTCGCATGAGAGCGACAGAAAGAGAGGATTGAACATGGGAAACATCATCAACACAGCACCGTGTCGATTCTGCGGACAGATGGTGCAGATTGACAGCGAGGAGAAATTGACACAGCCACAGGCAGAGGAACAGGCGACAATGTCCTGCACCTGCGAACAGGCGGTTGAGTATCAGAAAGAGAAACAGAGGAAAGAAAAGGCAATGCAGAACGTCGCTGCATTGTTCGGAGAGGCAGCAGCACCGGAAAAGAGATGCAGTGAGGGCATCGTGAACATTCTCAAGGCAGCAGTTGAGGAGATATACACCGGAGGACTGGCAAAGGTCACTCTGAACCTCCGAGGTGGGGTCAAAGCATCTATATCACAGAATAGCAAAGGCGAGATAAACGTCGAGCGTACAGAGACCAAAAAGCAGAAACTAACAGAATAGGGGAGCGGATGCGTGTGACCGAAAGAGAGATATGCGGGTCATTCCGGAGAGCAGAGAATCAAAAGCAACAGATTCAGATTTTGACGGAACTGACCTGCAAGAGTAAATATCAGATAATCGGTATATTACTGCGGAATGGCGAGAAAGTACCGAAAAGCATTGAAAACCAGTTATACAAGAGATTGGACGCACTCGACGCACAGATTTTCGAGTGTGAAATGGAATACAAAGAAATCGTGACCGCACTGACGGGAGAAAACAGGAGGAAAGAACATGGCAACAGGATTCAGCGTCATGGACGCACTGAACAAGAACAGTAAGGCAGGAGTTGACGAATCACCGAGGGCGAGATTCCGGACAAAGGACATTTCAATTTTCAAGATGTACCGGAACAAACTCAATTTCTACGATTTGGCAGATATTGAGGAACTGGCAGGAGACATCCTCATGTATGGTCTCAAACAGAATCTTGAGGTTGTATTTGAGCCGAATGAGCAGGGTGAATATAGAATCGTCGCAGGTGAGAGACGGTGGCTTGCACTCAAGCACCTTGTCGAGCAGGGATATAAAGATTTTGAGATTGCGACCTGCAAACTGACCACACCGCAGGACGAGGACGAGGAGCAGGTGGAAATCATCATCGCAAACGCATACCGGACAAAGTCTCTCAAGGATGTCATCGAGGAGGAACAGCGTCTCAAAGCGTGTCTTGAGCGTATGAAAACGGATGGAAAGAAAATCAAAGGATATGACCTCCAGTCCGGTCGCCTCCGTGATGTCATCGCCTCAATGCTCAAGATGTCAAAGACCAAGATCGCACAGATTGAGAGCGTCAACAACAATTTGATTCCGGAGTTTCGAGAGGAACTCAACAACGAGCGTCTCACATTCTCCGCAGCGTATGAGTTGAGTGGGATGTCTCCGGAGATGCAGCAGGAGGCACTTGCAAAGTACAAGGAAAACGGAGAATTGTCCTATACGGAAATTAAGGACATGAAATCACCGCAGAAACAGGAGCAGGATGCAGCAGGGCAGCAGGACACCGTGTCAGATTCAGACACAGCAGGGCAGCAGTCATCAGAAAACAGCATGAATCCTCCGGAGGAAAAGAAAGCGGGCGACGATTATGAGACACCGCATCCGGAGGGAATCACATCAATCTGCTATTCCTGCACCGAATACGAGACTTGCAACGTAAAGACCGGAACATGTACCTCATGCGACCAGTACAAGAACCGTGCAGAGGCTTACAAGACCGAGGAGCAGAGATATAACGAGGAGCAGGATGCAATCGACCGTGAGACAAAAAAGAAACTCCGTGAACAGGCAGAGGAGGAGAAGATGAACAACCTCCCGTCAGACACACAGGAGAACGGTCAGAAAGTGCATCACATTAAACTGGGAGCGACATTTTTTGAGGAGGTTGCATCCGGAGAAAAGACATTTGAACTCCGGAAGAATGACAGAGACTATAAAAAAGGCGACATCCTTGAGATGATGGAGTTCAAGGACGGAAAGAACACAGGACGCACCGTGAGAGTGCTTGTGACATATATCCTTGAGGAGTTTGCAGGTCTTGAGGACGGATATTGCATCATGGCAACATCACTCATGAAAGAGGATGCTGAATGATGACGGTGAAATAAGGAGGAAAAGACAATGGATGACATCAGACGGGGAGAGATATTCTATATCGCACGAGGGGGGGGGGCGACGAACGGGAGTGAGCAGTTTGCAGACAGACCCGCAGTCGTGGTCAGTAATGACGAGAACAACAAACACTCCGGAGTGATTGAGGTTGTGTACATGACGACACAGCCAAAAACAGACCTCCCGACACATGTGACTATCCGCAGCACCGGAAGAATATCCACAGTTTTGTGCGAACAGGTGTCGTCGGTATCGACCGAGCGTGTGAATAACTATATCGGGCAGGTATCAGAGCAGGAAATGAAAAACATTGACATCGCTCTCATGATTTCCTTGCAGTTGGATAATGGCGGGAAATCATCAAAGCAGTACAATGAGACGATACAGAGGCAGCAGGAGGAAATCGACAGCCTAAAAAGGGAAATTGAGATGTTACAGCAGGAATGTGATGACAGAATCGCAGAAATTGAACAGGATGCAGCAGTGTATGTCGAGGAGAACAGGAAAGTTGATGCAAGCAGACAATCAGAGGACATCATCAAGGTTCAGACCGAGCGTGACACATTCAAGGCACTATATGAGCAGTTATTTGAGAGGCTGCTGACTATGGGAGGAACAGGAAATTGAAAAAAGGACAATTAAAAGCATTATTCATCGAGGCAAAGGGAACAGGTCAGAAATATATCGGTGTAATGATTCAGACAGAGGGTAGCAGTGAACCGGAGGTCATCATCAATCCGAAAGAGAATTTCAATGCAAAATTCGACTATTACATGGCAGCGTATGACGATGATTTGATTCTGGTTGCAGCAAAAGGAAAAAAGGACATCAGAATCACGGGAGCAGCAGCGGGAGCATCGTTCGAGGACATCCAGTCACAACTCATTGATGAAAAAGCGTCATCCGGATGGAAAGAACAGATTGCGGATGCGGTGGACAGGGTTGTCGATAAGATGCTGAAAGAAACTCCTCCGGAAACGGAGGAGGAGAGACAGAACTGCGAGACCATGAGAGAGACAATCAAAGGAATGTTCCTCACGCAGAGACGCTCAAAGGCAGAGGCAGCGTTCATCACCGAGAATATTGACAGGTACGAGGAATTGTTTGAAATCTGCATGAATGGAGATGATGCACAGTTCAAAAAGGGCATCACGGAATTGCAGAAAGCACAGAATGAGTATATTTTGCAGAAAGAGAGGGAAAACGGATGAACAAGGTCATTTTGATGGGTCGTCTCACGAGAGACCCGAATGTCAGATATTCACCGAGGAATAATTCGCAGGAGGAAATGGCAATCGCACGATACACACTTGCGGTTGACCGCAGAGGAGCAAAAGACGGGCAGCAGTCAGCGGATTTCATTTCCTGCGTTGCGTTTGGACGAGATGGAGAGTTTGCAGAAAAATATCTCAAGCAGGGAACGAAAGTGGTTGTCACTGGACGGATTCAGACGGGGTCATATACGAACAGAGACGGTCAAAAGGTCTATACCACGGACGTGATTGTCGAGGAACAGGAATTTGCAGAGAGTAAGAAAGCAGCAGGGCAGCAGGACGGGAACAACGGAGGGTATTCGGATGCAGGTGACGGTTTTATGAATATTCCGGACGGAATCGACGAAGAACTCCCTTTCAATTAGGTGCGGAGGAGGATGGAGACATGGGATTCGTGGAAAAGGTGAAAAACGTCATTTCAAAACTGCGGGCAGAGGGAAAGACAGAGAAAGAGGTGTCTGAAATCATCGAACAGGCAGCAGAGGCAGCAACGGTCTTGAAAAAGACGGAATCTCCGGAACATCCGGAGAAAATCAAGGCAGCAGGAGGAGAAAACCTGCAAGATGCTCTTTTGAAAGTGGGAATCAGTGCAAAAGAGGCATTGACCGCATTTGAGAGCATATACAGACCGAGGAGACAGGAAAAGTCGAATAATTGGAGGAAATATCATGGATTGCCTCTGAAAAGGTCAAAAGGAGGAAAACGACGTGGAGACAGAAAAAGAAATGACAGCAATTCAGAAAACACAGGTATATCTTGAGAATTATCGGGAAATAGAGCGATATATCAAGGATGCAATTTCGGAAGTATCACAGATTGACGATGTATCAAGATATAACATTTCAGCAGAGAAAGCGTTCCTCCAGTCCATCAGAGAGTGTAAGGCAGAGACGGTCATTCTGTTCGAGCACATGAAAAAGGCTCTTGCATCGCTGAAAGAGGATGCAGAGGCAGCAGGTGAGGGGTACAAGTACGACGCACTTGAGGCAGTATATATCAAGGGCAAGTCATACGAGGATATTGTGAGGGAGACAGGATGCGGAAAGAACTCACCGAAAAAGTGGTGCAGATCAATGACAGAACGTCTCTCAATCAAATTATTCGGTGCAAAAGCAATCGAAAATGACAAAATCGGAGTGAAATGAGAGTGAAAACGGGGTGAAATGAGGGTGATTTCGGGGGTAAAAAGTGGGTGAACAAAAGCAAATATAAACGTGCTAATATGATAACGTGAACAGTTGAGTGAGCGATTGCAGAGATGCAGTCGCTTTTTTCTTGCCTGTTTGCCCTCCTGTTATATGCGGGCAGCAGGACACTATCATGTGCGATGTATGCCCGCCTCTTGAAAGGCATGAGAGGCAGCAGGAGACCGATGGACAGAGAGGAGTGAGCAGTGTGTTATTGAAAGCATGTAAGGGATGCGGTCGCCTTATCCCACAGGCATTGACCATGTGCGAGCAGTGCGAGGCAAGGCAGCAGTCAAGGCATGTGACATACAACAATACACGCAGAGACCCACGAGCAGCAGAGTTCTATCTGTCAAAGGAATGGCGGGAGTTGAGACCTGTCATCATGAGCGTGTATGAGTATGTGGATATATATGCTCTGTATGTTGAACACCAGTTGATAACACTGAAAGATTCAGACCCAATCCACCACATCATAGAACTTGAGGAGGACTGGGAGCAGAGGTTGAACCCATTGAACTTGATACCCTTGAGCCATCGGACACACAACACAATCACAGCACTATATAAACAGAGCAATGCAAGCATGAAAGCAACACAGACACAGTTGAGGTCGCTGATTGATTACCATTTCAAAGAGGCAGGGGGATATGAAAAAGTTTTATGTGACCGTTTCTTAGTCGCACCCCCTCTTTTCTTTGGAGAAAACTCCCCACGAGAAAATCAAGACGCAGGGGAGTGACGAAAAGGTGTCAGAATGTGACACGAAACTCGTGAACACTGGACGGAAAGGGGGTTGATGCTGCATGGCAGGACAGAGACAACCGACCGATTTGGTGGTCATGAAAGGAAAAAAACACCTCACAAAAGCAGAGATTGAGGCGAGAAAAAATGCGGAGGTGGTCGCCCCAAACGACAAAGTCAAGCCTCCGGCATATTTGACACCGGAACAAAAGAAGAAATTCCGGAAATTGTCAAAAGAACTGCTTGCAATCAAACTCATTGCGAACGTGGATTGTGATGCACTGGCGAGATTACTGATTGCACAAGACCAATACATCGAGATAACGGACAAAATCAGAGAAACTCCGTTGATGGTCGATGTTCCGGTCTATGAGATGCGAGAGAATCCGGACACAGGAGAACAGGAACGTGTACAGGTCGGAACACGGGAGGTTGTGAACGGTGAGAGGGAGCGTCTCATGATTATACAAGACCGCTGCATGAAACAATGTCGGCAGGGGGCATCGGATTTCGGAATGACGGTCAGCAGTCGGTGTCGGTTGGTAGTTCCGAAAGCAAAGGAAACAAAACCGGAGAACAAATTCGCCAAGTATGCGAGTTCATAAATGGCAGCAGGGGCAACAGTGACCGACCGTTGCACACAATACGCTCTTGATGTCGTTGCAGGTGTCACCATTGCAGGTGAATATGTCAGACTGGCATGTCAAAGGCATCTTGACGACCTCGAAAAAGCGAAAGCAGCACCATACAAATATTATTTCGACGTTGAAAAGTCCGAGGAAATCATCAATTTTGCGGAAGAATTGACAATCGCAGAGGGTGACGAACAGGAAAATGTGACAGCGTACCCGTTCCAGTGTTTCATTTTAGGGTCTCTGAATGGGTGGAGGACAAAAGAAAAGGGTCACAGACGGTTCAGAACATCCTATGTACAGCTAGGCAGACAGAACGGAAAGTCGTTCATCAATGGTATTTTAGCGTGTTACTATGGCAATTTTGACGGGTACAAATACGGAAAAATCTTTTGTACTGCGACAAAACAAGACCAAGCGAACATTGTTTTTGATGAAATTGTAAAATTCATCAATTCCGACGAGGATTTGTCGGAGTGGTTCAAGGTGCATGAGCATAATCACACGATAGATTGTCTCTGTACCCATTCGGAAATCAAGGCATTATCCGGAGATACCAAGTCACTGGACGGACACCGTGCATATTTGGGAATCGTTGACGAATACCACGCTCACAAGACAAATCAGATGTACAAACTGCTTGAGGGAGGTATCAAGAAATTAAAATCCGCACTGATCTCCGTCATAACGACAGCGGGGTTCGATTTGAAATCGCCTTGCTACAAGTTATATGAGTATTGCTGCAATCTGCTGAAAGGTGTGTTTGAGAACGACAGTCAGTTCGTGTATATAGCACAGTTGGACACAGCGGATGACCTATACAAAAAGGAGAACTGGATAAAAGCAAACCCGATTCTCGAATATGACGAGGATGCACTGGAGAATCTCGTTCCGGTTGCGAATACTGCCCGTGATATGGGCGGGGAGGATTTGCGAGATTTCCTCGTTAAGCAGTTAAACATGTGGATGCAGTGGTCAAATGCACTGTACATCAAGGACATTAAAGACTGGAAACGATGTGCAGCATTGCGAACGCTCAAGGATTTCAGAGGCTCAAAATGCTATGTCGGAGTTGACCTGTCGTCCGGAGGCGACTTGACATCCATCGCAATCGTCATCCCGTACATGGTTGACGGTGTGAAAAAGTATTTTGTGCATACTCACTCATTCATACCTGCGAGCAGAGTGGACGAGCATATCAAGACGGACAAAGTTCCGTATGATGTATGGATTTCAAAAGGTCTCGTGACAGTCACGGAGACACTGGGAGGAATAAAGACAGATTACAAGTACATCATCAAGTACCTTGAGGATTTAATCAAACAGAATGATTTGAAACCTCAACTTGTGTGTTATGACCCACACAACGCATCTGCGTTCCTGTCAGACCTTGAGGCACTGGGATTCGATTCTGTGGCAATTACACAGACAGCAAAGGAACTCAATGACGCAACAGTTGATTTCAGACTGGAGATAAAAGCAGGAAACGTCGTGATTGAGGGAACAGAAGTCGGAAAAGGAAAGGTTGTTCCGTTCGATGAACTGCTGACGTGGTCGATTGCAAACGCAAAGACTATCTCGAACAGTTACGGTGAAATCAAAATCGACAAGGCACTCGACGAGGACAGAATCGACCCGATTGACGCAATCATTGACGCATGGAAAGCAGCAATGAAAGAGGAGTATAAGCCGGACACAAATGAGGTTGTGAATGAATGGCTTGAAATGTATGAGAAATACATGGGGAAAGGCGGTGAGAAAGAATGAACCCATTTAGAAAAATAGCAAACAGTTTGATGAACTGGTGGAAAGGTGAAACTGCACCGGAGGTCAGTGATTCAACGGAACTGACAGGCGGGGTGATGACGCTCAACTCACCGTCATTCCTTGAGAGTATGGGTTTGAGCAGGAGGAGAAAGACAACATCAGAGGTGACATATTTCACATGTCTCAAGATGCTGTCGGAAACTCTTGCGAAAATGCCTATCAAATATTATCAGAGAACGGACAAAGGAATCATTGAGGCAGAACAGACGGACACGTCGAGACTGCTGACCAAGAGACCGAACCCGTTCATGACACCGACGGTATTTTGGAACACAGTGGAAATCAACCGCAATCACTACGGGAACGCTTATGTGTACATGAGAAAGAAATTCATCCGGAAGAAATACGGAGGAGAGGTCAAAATTCTTGACCTGTGGGTGATGCAGTCGAATTGTGTTCAGATTGTTGTGGATGATGCAGGCATATTCGCAGGGAAAGGACGCTTGTGGTATGTCTACACAGACCCGACATCCGGAAGTCAGTATGTATTTGACACGAGTGAGGTCATGCACTTCAAAACATCATTCAGTTTTGACGGTGTGACAGGTTTACCAGTGCAGCAGATTCTCCGTGACACAATCTCCGGAGCATCGGCATCACAGAGGTACATGAACAGCTTGTATGAAAGCGGATTGACAGCGAAAGCGACGCTTGAATACACGGGAGAGTTGAATGATAAAGCAAAAGAGGCACTCGTGAAATCGTTTGAGGATTTCGGCAGCGGAGCGAGAAACACAGGAAAAATCATCCCCGTACCTTTAGGGATGAAATTGACACCTCTTGACATCAAGCTGTCGGATTCACAATTTTTTGAGTTAAAAAAATACACTGCATTGCAGATCGCAGCAGCGTTCGGTGTGAAACCGAATCAAATCAACGACTATTCAAAGTCATCCTATGCGAACAGCGAATTGCAGCAGTTGTCATTTTATGTTGACACCGAGTTGTTTGTTATAAAGCAGTACGAGGAGGAAATCAACTACAAAATACTGACAGACGAGGAACAGGATGACGGTTTTTATTACAAATATAACGAAAAAGTCCTTTTCCGAACGGATTCAAAGACACAAATGGAATATCTGAAAAATGGTGTCAGTGGCTCAATTATGAAACCGAATGAGGCACGACGTAAACTTGACCTGCCCGATGGAGAGGGTGGCGACACATTACTTGCGAATGGCAGTATCGTTCCGCTAACAATGGCGGGAGCAGCATATTTGAAAGGTGCATCCGAACCGGATGAAACCGAGAAACCGGAGCAACCGGAAGAAACAGAGCCGGACACAGAGCAGCCGGACACAGACCAACCGGACGAAACCGACGAGGCAGAGGACGAGGATGAACAGGAGGGAGGTGAATAATCATGGCAAAGAAAAGACGTTTTGATTTCACAAAGAAAAATAAACGCAGCGGAAAAGTTGAAAATGTCGGCTATTTAGATTTAGAGCAGGACGAGGAACAGAGCAGATGTTCCTTGTATTTCTACGGTGACATTGTATCGGCAACATGGGAATCCATGTGGTACGAGGAGGACAGATGCCCGCAGGACATCGCAGATTTTCTCAACCAGTTAGATGGCTATGAGGACATTGATATTTATTTCAATTCCGGAGGTGGAGACGTATTTGCAGGACTGGCAATCTATAACCAGTTAAAACGATACGACGGACACAAAGTCGGCTATGTCGACGGAATGGCTGCATCTATCGCATCGGTCATCATGTTCGCTTGCGACGAACTGCATTTTGCAACAGGGGCACAAGCAATGATTCACAAACCGTTGTGCATGGCATACGGCAACGCAGACGATTTCAAGGCAGTAATAAAACAGTTGAATCTCTGCGAGGATTCAATCCTTGACGTTTACATGGAACATGTGCAGGAGGGTGTCACAAGAGACAAGATTCAGAGCCTCATGAGCAATGAGACATGGTTCGACAGTAAGAAGATGCAGCAGTATTTCAATGTCGAAATCGAAGAAAAGGCAGCAGTCGCAGCGTGTGCATCCGACTATTTTGAGAAATACAACAATATTCCGGAGGCACTCAAGGGAACTGAAAAAGAAAACATTGTCGATGCGGTGCTTGCAGAACTGGAAAAGAGAAACAGTGCAGCAACACAGGCAGAGGAACAGAGAATCGAGGCAGAAAAGCGGGAGATTCTCGATGATTTATACCTTTACGGTATGTAAGAAATGGAGGACAGAAAGTCATGAATAAGGAATTACAGAAGTTATTGAAACAGATTAACGACAAGAAAAATGAAGTCAAGAGCCTTGTGAACGACGGAAAACTCGACAAGGCAAAGGCAGCAAAGGAAGAACTCAAGGAGTTACAGAACAGATTCGACCTCCTCTATGATTTGGACGAGGACGAGCAGGGCAGTATTGAGGACAAGGTCAACAAAGGCACTGCAAAGCAGGTCGGCGGTGAGAAAAAGGTTGACAAAAAGAACCTTGTGAAAGCGTTCGTCAACATCGTAAAAGCGGGATTCCTGCACAGAGAGGCAGACGAGGCAGATGTTGAGGTGTACAAGAACGCACTCACATCCGACACAACCGCAGGAAGTGAGGGAGAGGTCGGAATCGGCGTGACTATTCCGGAGGACATCCGAACAGACATCATCGAACTGCGTCGTTCATCCGACAACCTTGAGCAGTATGTCAATGTTGAGGGGGTTGTGACAAAGACCGGAACACGAAACATTGAGGTTGATGCAGAATCAACACCGTTCGACAACGTGGATGAGGCTGCAGATTTTCCGGAGATGGACGAGCCGGAATTTTTACCGATTGAGTACAAGGTCAAGAAAAAAGGTGGAATCCTCAAGATGACCGCCGAACTGCTTGAGGACACAGCAGCCAACATCATGGCGTACATCAACAAATGGATTGCGAAAAAGACAAAGGCAACCCGTAACGCAATGATTCTCAAGGTACTCAACGAAATGACAAAGGGAAAAGAGGTCACAGTGGAGAATCTCGACAGCCTCAAGGATATTTTCAATGAGCAGTTAGACCCTGCGATTGCAGAATCCTCAATCGTCATCACAAATCAGAGCGGTTTCAACTACCTCGACAAGTTAAAGGACAAGGATGGAAACTATATTTTGCAGAAAGACCCGACACAGCAGACAAAGGGAAAAATGCTTTTCGGGGAATACAGAATCGTGAAACTGTCAAAGAAAACGCTCAAGTCTACACCGATTATGAACAGCGATGGTCATACAATCGACGGGTACAAGCACCCTGTTTTCTGCGGTGACTTGAAAGAGGCTATCACACTTTTTGACAGAAATGTTCTGACAATCGACCTCAATGACAAAGGTGCGGGGTTATGGGATAAGGACATGACAGGTCTCAAGGTTCGTGACCGTTTCGATGTGCAGGCAGTTGACAAGGATGCAGTCATCAAGGGTGAAATCACAGAGATTGTCAACGGGTAACAAGGCAGCAGGGCGGTGAATCCGTCCTGCTATTGAAAGCAGGTGAAAAACATGACGGATGAAGAAAAAGAGAAATACAGAGACGGTCTGATTGCCACATGCAAGGTATATTGTCACATCGACTATGATGACGACATGGAAATCCTTGAATTGATGTTTGATGTGACCATGCAGGAAATGACGGAACTGATTCCGAATTTCGACCAGTACAGCCTCACAAGCCGTCAAAAGCTGCTTGCATTTATATCCGTGAAAGAACTCTACGACAACCGTGACAAATACCGGAGCGACACGAAACTGCTTGCCTCTGCTGCCTCCTCAATGCTTTTGAAAGAAATATACGGAGGTGCAGCACAATGACAGGCAGAATCAAGATAATTCGCAAGGTGTCGAGCGTTGTTGATGGCAGACGGCAGCAGGAGGAAACGGAGTTTTATTCCTGTTGGTGCGAGGTCAAGAGTTTGGGAACAAATGAGAAATACACAGCCTTGCAGACCGGACTTGAAAACACAATCGTTTTTGAGACACGAACGTGCGACAAGATGGAAGAAATCCGACTGAACTTGAAAGAGTTCTATGCGGTGTACAAAGGCGTTGAGTTCAAGATATATGATGCGTCTCCAATGTTCACGGACGACAGGAAATACCAGTTGAAATGTAGAGCGGGAGCATAGTGTCATAATCTGACACCGGAGGGATGCGATGAAAATTGAAATGGAATTTCAAGGCTTGAAAGAACTCATGAAAGCATTTGAGGATGCAGCAAGCGACGAGGACATCCGAGCAGTCAACAAAAAGATTGTTGAGCAGGGGGAACCAGTCGTGAAACGCATTATGTCGGGGAAGATTCCAAAATCGGCAGATATAAAGTTGAGCGGTCGAGGATTCGGCTCAAAATCATCGGTCACATCACACGCAGCGGACAGCGTTCCACTGGGGGCGGTCAAGGTGAAAGACACCGGAGCGTCAGCGGATGTCGGATGGGAAAAGTCGGATAATAGTGAACACTTTTATGTGAAATTCATTAACTGGGGAACTATTTACAGACCGCCTCAAGAATTTATCTATGCGACAGGGCGTGAGGCAGATGCGGAACTGCAAAAAATCGCAGAACAGGAGTATCAATCCTATTTAGATAACACAATGAAATGAGGTGATAGCGTGAACAGTCCGGACATCATAAAAGACGCATCGGATGCGTTGCAGCAGATTTCAGACAGGGGAATCACTGTCATGCAAGGGTGGTATGACAAGGACATCCATGAAACACATGTGACCTTGTGGGATTTGGGAGAAGTCGACGAGAACTTTTCGGATGATGATGCGGAGGGAGTGACGCTGTCATTGCAGGTCACTATTTTTTCGGAGAGTGACGAGGTTGAACTTGCGAGGGAAATCAAGAAACTCATGAAAGAAAAAGACTTTTCGTTTGAGGGCAGGAACGGAGACGATTCCAAACCGGAGGACGGAATCTATATGAAAGCACAAAGATTTTCAAAATTTTATGAAATGGAGGAATAGACATGACTGAAACAGTAACACCATTAAGCGAAACAGTATCACAGATTGTTAGAAGTAGAACATGCGGTTGTAGGGATTTCTACATCGCAAAAATCACACAGAATGATGCAACAGGATATGTTGCGGGAACTCCGGTGAAACTGGCAAGAGCAATCAAAGCGAAAGTTGATGAAAAATGGACTTCTGAAAAGATTTACTCCGATGACGGAACGGAGGAGGTCATCAACTCATACGAGGGAACAGAGGTCGAACTTGAGGTCAATGCACTTGCACCACAGGACAGACAGATTTTATTCGGGCAGTTATACGAGAACGGTTTCCTCATTAAGACAGCCGACGACAAAGCACCGGAGGTCGCTGTCGGATGGCGTGAGAGAAAACTGAACGGAAAGTATGATTTCAAATGGTTATACGCCGGAAAGTTTGCAGAGGGAATCAGTGAGGAGGCAAGCACAAAAGAGGGCAAATTGTCTCCGACAACAAAGAGCATCAAGGGTTCATTCTACGAGAGAAGTCTTGACAATGCGTATGAGATTTCGGTCGATGAATCAAATCTTGTGAAAGAGAACACAAAGGCAGCAGAAGCAATCAAGAGTTGGTTTTCAAAGGTGCAGGAAAAGAACGACGCAGCAGCGTAACAAGGGATATATAACAGGAGGATAAACCATGAAAAGAAAAATCATCATCAGCAACAAAGAGTTCACAATGCCGAAAATGTCGATTGATACATACACGGAGTATCTCGATATTGCGGAGCAGATTGACACACATCCGAGATATACAAAACAGGACATTGAAATAATGGCGATGTTTGTCTGCAAAGCATACGGAGACCAGTTCACCGTTGAGGAATTAAAGAATCCGGAGACCGGACTGGATGCAGCAGGTTTGATTCTTGAGTTCCAGTTCATTGACGCAGGAATCGGGGAAGAACTCACCAAACGCATGGAGAAGATAGAGAAAAATTTTCAGAGTGGCAAGTGATACCGGAAATAGAGGTCACTTGCAGCGGGAAAAGATATTTTATCAACTCCATAACAGTGGAGCAGTACAAAAAATATATCAGTCTCATGGAGAAAAACAGCACGGAAAAGATTTCCGGAGTGATGTTTTTCAACACAAAGATAGTGCAGGAGTTATTCGGAAATGAATTGACGCTTGCGGAAATCGGGGAGATTGATGTGATTGATTTTCTAACGGCAATCAAGACGGTTCATTTTGTGATGCAGAACATAATTGCAGAGAAACTATTGAACATTGTCGAGGTTGAACAGGTGGAGAAAGAAAAGTCCGCATTTGACGAATACGACCGTGAAAACGGGTATGAGGACGAGCCGGAAGAACCGGAGGAAAATCAATGGAAAGTCTGCGGGGAGATTGTCGACCGTGTTGTAAAAATTGCGATTCGGCTTTTGAAAAACTCATACAGTCAGTGCATGAAAGAAAACATTGTCACGTTGTTGGAATACTTGCGTTTTGAATTAGACACAATCAACGAAAATCAGTAAGAGAGGAGGCGACCGAATGGCTTATACAAGCGTCAAAATTTCTGCAAATTCAAGTGATTACCAGTCACAAATGAAATCGGCAGCAGCACAAATGAAAGTCCTGTCTGCGGAATATACGACGGCAGCAACGAAAGCAAAGTTGTTCGGTTCGGAAACAGACAGCCTCAAGGCAAAAGCCGAATCGCTCACTCAAAAAATCACGGTGCAGAAAGGCATTGTGCAGTTAAATAGTGAGCAGCAGGAAAAGTTGACAAAGAAACTGTCAGAACAGAAAACAAAGCAGGAGGAACTCAAGGGAAAGATTGACGCTGCGAAAGAAGCCTATGCAAAGTCGACAGAGGAGACGGGGAAGAACTCCGAGCAGTCAAAAGCCTTAAAAGAGGAATTAGACAAACTCGAACAGGAGTACAAGGCAAATGAAACAGCAATCGGGAAAACAGAGACGGCTCTTGCAAATCAAACAGTAAAGACAGAAAAGTCAAAGACTGCCCTCATGAATATGGAGGCAGAACTGAAAAATGTTAATGAACAGTTAAAAGACAATAAACTTGAAAAATTTGCGACTGCTTGCGATACGGCGGGAACAAAGATGGAAAGTTTCGGAAAGAAAATGTCGGTTGTCTCTGCCGGAATTGCGGGCATCGGTGCAGCATCTATTGCAGCGTTCAAAGAACTCGACGAGGGATATGACACCATAGTGACAAAGACCGGAGCAACCGGAGAGGCACTTGAGGGATTGACAAAGTCTGCGGATAATGTTTTCGGCACAATGCCGGAGGATATGTCAACGGTAGGTGAGGCAATCGGAGAGGTCAACACAAGATTCCATACAACAGGAACGGAACTTGAAAAGACTTCAAAACAGTTCATACAGTTTGCAACAATCAACGGAACAAACGTCACACAGTCAGTTGACCAAGTTGACAAAATCATGAAAGCATGGAACGTCGATGCATCACAGACAGGAAACCTGTTAGGATTGCTCACGGCAAAGGCACAGGAAACAGGAATCTCTGTTGATACATTAGAGGGATATGTCCTCGACAATAACGCACAATTCAAAGAAATGGGATTGTCGTTGCCTCAAGCAATCAATTTAATGGCTCAATTCGACGCAAACGGTGTTGATTCAACTCAAGCAATGGCGGGTCTGAAAAAAGCATTACAGAACGCCACATCAGAGGGAAAATCAATGGACGAGGCGTTGTCAGATACTATCGGCAGCATCAAGAACGCAAAGACAGAGACCGAGGCGATGCAGATTGCAACGGAATTGTTCGGAAAAAAAGGTGCTGCGGAAATGACAAAGGCAATTCGTGAGAACAGAATTGACCTCACCAGTCTTTCGTCATCAATGGAGGAATACGGTTCAACAGTCGAGGACACCTACAACGGAACACTCGACCCGATTGACAATGCAAAGGTTGCAATGAACAACGCAAAACTGGCGTTGTCGACACTAGCATCCACAGCACAGACATCCGCAGCACCTATGATTGAAAAATTGACCGGAAAGATTCAAGAGTTGACAAAATGGTTTACGTCGCTCTCTCCGGCACAACAAGAAACAGTCCTCAAAGTTGGTCTTGTGGTTGCTGCTATCGGTCCGTTGTCAATCGGATTCGGAAAAGTGGCAAAGGGAATCTCCGACACGGTAACGACCGGACAGAAATTTGCGTCCGGAGCTGCAAAGATAATCGCAAAGATTACGGCAAAGACAGCAGCCACGGCAGCGGGAACGGCAGCAGATACGGCAGGAACAGCAGCCACGGCAGCACATACGGCAGCTACAACAGCAGCCACAGCAACAACCGGAGGAATGACAGCAGCACAGACCGCATTGAACGCAGTCATGAATTTGTGTCCGATTATTCTGATTGTGACACTGATTGCCGGACTGATTGCAGCAGGTGTCGCCCTATATAAAAACTGGGATACGGTCAAGGAAAAACTGTCCGAATTGTGGGGCAATATCAAAGAAAAATTCAATGCAATCAAAGAGACCATCACGGGAGCGTTTACGAAAGCGAAAGAGGCGGTTACGAATAAGGTCAAGGAAATCGGTGACAGCATAAAAAACAGCACCATAGGACAAGCAGCCTCAAAAGTATTCAACGGCGTAAAGGACACGGTTCACAATGTCATGTCGGCAGCGACCGAAACGGCAAAGGAAAAACTGGGGAACATGAAAACCGCCTATGAAGAAAACGGAGGCGGTATCAAGGGCGTTGTTGCTGCCGGATGGGAGGGAATCAAAGGATATTATTCAGCAGGATTCACATTCGTTGATAATTTATCCGGAGGAAAACTCTCTGAAATCAAATCGAAATTCTCTGAAAAGACATCAGAAATCAAAACAAAGGTTTCCGATGGTTGGGAGAATATGAAAACCACCGTCACCACAAAAATGACGGAATGGAAAACCAACGCATCAAACAAACTGAATGAAATAAAGACGAATTTCTCAACAAAGGTTTCAGACATCAAGTCAAATGTTTCAACAGGTTGGGAGAACATGAAAACCACCGTCACCACAAAAATGACGGAATGGAAAAACAATGCATCGAATAAATTGACGGAAATCAAATCCGGATTTTCCTCAAAGGTTTCGGAGATAAAAACGAAATGGTCGACGGATTTCACGAACATAAAGGACAAAGCGACCTCCCTCATGGAGACAGCAAAGTCCAATGTGTCAACAAAACTCGACCACATGAAATCCGCATACAGTGAAAAAGGCGGGGGAATCAAGGGAATTGTGTCTGCTACGTTTACGGGCATAAAAGACACAATAAACTCTCTCATGGGTACGGCGAACACTCTGACAGGTGGAAAACTCGACAGCATCAAATCAGCGTTCTCAAGCAAATTAGCGAGTGCGAAATCGACCGCATCGTCTGCGATGGAGAACATCAAATCATCATTCTCCTCAAAGATGGAATCCGCACACGGAGCGGTGACAGGTGCATTGTCAAGAATCAAATCGGCGTTCAATTTCAAATGGTCATTGCCACACTTGAACCTGCCTCATATTAGCGTGAGCGGAGGGAAAGCACCATACGGAATCGGAGGAAAGGGTTCGCTCCCATCATTCTCGATTCAGTGGTATAAATCCGGCGGTATCATGACAAATCCGACCGTGTTCGGAATCAACGGCAACAGTCTCATGGTAGGAGGCGAGGCAGGTGACGAGGCAATATTGCCACTTGCGGAATTTTACAACAAATTGAACAACATCCTTGATAAGAAACTGGATGCGGTTCAAAAATCAAATATTGTGTATGTGACGAATCACACATACATCGACGGAGACGAGGTTGCAAGTAGAACCGTGTCGAGAGTTGATGCACAGATGGTCACAGACAAAAGGAAAGGGAGGTAAAACAAGGCGATGAAGATAAACGGAACAGACATCAGAGTGTACAACGCAAAACAGTTGACCGCCGATGTGCAGCCTCCCTCAATCATGAATAATTATGAATGGTTGTCGGGAGCAACACTCCCGACAGAACTTGAGACAGATGTTCAGATGGGTCATTTGAAACTGTCAATCTATTTCAAGGGCAAGGACAGGAACAGTATCATCCGTTCTGCGTCAGAATTTATGATGAATTTCACAAAGCCGTGCAGGCTGGAACTTGACGGCTACAAAGGAACATATATCGGGTTCATCACATCAAATGACTATGAGAAAAAGAATGTGAAACAGAGGTACGTCGTAAACGTGGAATTTGACGGCTTTTTCGTCGATGACGACCTCTCAATCACATTCGACGGGAAAACCTCCGCATCGTTCTATAAAGTGGGGACAAGAGACACTCCGTGCGTTGTGGAGGTATATGCAAAAAGCACCTTGACGAATTACACAATCAACGGACTGGGAGAGGACATCGTTGTTGAGAGCCTTGCAGCAGGAAAAACAGTTGTGATAGATGCAAAAACCGGACTTGTGACGATAGACGGGGCGAACGCATTTGACAAGGTGGATTTGTGGGAATTTCCGGTATTAAAGGCAGGAGAAACGGCACTCACATTCTCCAACACAAAGGCAAGAGTGACGGTCAGATACACTCCGATGTGGATTTAGGAGGTGAGAGCGTTGCAGATTTTTGATGATAAAAAGAAAAGAATCGGAACACTATCCGGATTCAAGGATAGGGCAATCACCACGACACTGGATTCCGGAGATAAGGAATTGACGTTTGACTATCCTGCATCGGGAGCGTTGGTCGACCTGCTCAAAGAAGAATATTATATACGCACTAAAACGGACGAATTTGTTCTCAAAGCAGTCGAAAAAGGGGAACAGTTCAACAAATACACCGCCGTCCTCAATGTGGAGGAATTGGAGGGAACGGCGTTCCCGTATGGGTTTGAATCGGATGAACAGACAATCAAAGCGTGTCTTGAGTTTGCGTTCGAGGGTACGGGGTGGCATGTCGGAACATGCACAGTCACAAAGAAAAGAACCATTGACGAGCAGGAGAGCGTCACGGCATGGGATGTCCTGCAAAAGTGCCTCACGACATACCGTTGTGAGTGCATCATTCACTCACTGACAAAGACAATCGACATCTATGACAGGATAGGAAGTGACAGAGGGTGTTATTTCATGGAGGGATTGAACCTCCGGAAAATATCTTTGAAATCCGACACCTATGATTTTTATACAAGAATCTATCCGATAGGCAAGGACGGCATCACGCCGGAATGGTTGACCGGAAAAGATTACATCGACAATTTTCAGTATAGTTCCAAAATCAAGGCGTATGTGTGGAAAGATGAACGATACACCAACACCACAAGTCTGATTGAGGATGCGACGGCAAAGATTGAGGAAATGTCACGACCATACAAGGCATATACTGCGGAGGTGGTCGACCTTGCGAAAGCGTCAGAAAAATACAAAGACATTCTTTCATACGGAATCGGAGACACGGTCACACTTGTGTCAAAGAAAACCAGAACGAAAGAAAAACAGAGGATTGTCAAAATCACGGAATATCCGGAGACACCGGAAAAGAATACGGTTGAGATTTCAAATGCGAGAAAGACATTTGCAGAGATTCAGAAAGAGGAGACAGCAGCAGCGACCGAGGAGGCAATCTCAATCTCCAACAGGGCAACAAAGAAAGTCCTTGAGAACTATTCGACCACGGAGGAGATTGAAACCAAAATCACGGCATCGAAAAAGGCAGTCGAGGCGGGTGTTGCCTACACTCTGAAAAATTATTATACATCCGTGCAGATGGATTCCTTGATAAAAGCCACAAAAGAGGAGATTTCTCAAGAGGTAAAACATGTTGAGGAAAACTCAATGCACAACTATGTTGTGAATGGAGATTTTTCAAACGGACTTGATGATAATTGGTACAACAGTAATGAGACAAACAACTCCGTGATGGATGTGTCCGGTTTGGGTACGGTTGCAAAAATACTGAAAACATCCTCAAGCAGTTCCTATATACGGCAGAATTTAGGGAAAATACCTGCGGGAACATATCGTGTGAGATATAAGGCAGCAACAGCAGCAGGGTACGAAAGCACGGCAAGGGTGCAGGTGGGGGCGTTGGGAAGTTATTCAACGACATCCTCCGGAATGCTAAAGAGCAAAGAGTTCACGACGATTGAACGTGAAATCACGGTATCAGAGGGAACGAAATATATTTACATTTACGCATACACACAGAACGCACCCGTGTATATCACAGATATTGAGGTATTAGGATTGTATTCATTGTATGCGGATGCAAAGATTCAAGTGACTGCGGAGGAAATAACCTCCGAGGTCAACAAAAAAGTGAACAGCGATGATTTCGGAACACTAATCACACAGAACGCATACAATGTCCGAATTGCATTCAACAAAGGCAGTTCGTACATGCAGTTTGATTCGACAGGAATCACGATGTACACAGGAACTATCACAGACAACACAAAAAGAACACGATTCGATTACAACGGTGAACATTTCTATCGTGACGGAAAATATGTCGGAAAAATCGGAACAAACACCATGATAGGGAATGACAGTCAGAGAGGACTTGTGTTTGACATAGAATATGACACAGCATATATGTCATGGGCGAACAAGGAAAGTGCAAACGGCAGTTCGTACATGATGAAATGGGCGTACTGCACACAACAGTGCAACAATTATGAGGCGAATATGCTTCATGCAGGGGCAGACATTAACATGCACTATTATAAATTGAGAAACGTGAGTTTTGAAGATGGGGCAATCAATGGAACATTGACATTCAAGCAACCTTTAGCAGTGAACAGCGATGGAACATTGTCAAAATGGTCAACAGCAACATTGACATTCAAGAATGGGATTTTGATTTCGGGTGCGTGGAGTAACGGATAAAACAGGAGGAAAAACAATGCAGATGAATGACGAAAATATTCAAACAGAGGAAATCAAACAGGTAGCAGAGCCGGAGTTCAAGTTTCCGGATGATGCGGAAAGCACATCAAGACCAAACGAGACAGCAGAAGTTGTGACAAGAGAAACCGCAGAAGAAACAAACACGGAACTCTTGCAGAGCATCGACAAGAAACTTGACATGTTACTTGCAGCACAGGCAGCAACACAGGCAGCAAAGGAGGAATAATCGTGAATACACCTATCGCAGTAAGAATCGAATGTGCAAAGGGAGAAATCCTCAACGCTATGGAGGCAATACAGACAAAACATGCGTTGCCTCCCTGCATCATGGACGGCGTTCTTTCCTCTGTACTGGCAGAGGTGAGGAGTGAGGCAAAGATTGAACTCATAAACTCAACAAATGCAATGATGGCAGAAAAAGACGAGGAACTTGAAAAGGCGAAAAAAGCAGCAAAGAGAACCTTGAGAACCGAACCGGAAGAACAGACGGAGGAGGAACATCCGGAGAATCCGGAAGAATAAGCAGTAAACGCCGAGAGGAGGTGAGAGCATGGCAGCGTTGACGAAATTGACGACGAACATCAATCTTGAGATGTCCGGAGACACAAAAAGATATTTAGTATCTGCAAAGCAGGGAGACAAGGCAACACGATTCATCGTTGCAAAACTACTCAATAACGGTGAACCGTACACAATTCCGACAGGTTCGAGAGCGGTCATCAATATTGCAAAGCCGGACGGGAAACATGTGTACAACACATGTACATATTCCGGTTCGGATGTGACGGTCGAACTGACAAATCAAGCACTTGCAGCCTCCGGAACGGCATATTGTGACATTGAAATCCGGACAAGTGATGATTCACAGATTATCACATCTGCATCGTTCACGATGGAGATTGAGAAGTCACAGAGGGATGAAAATGCAATCCTGTCATCAAATGAGTTCACAGACCTTGAGAACAGAATCAAGGGGCATATTGAGACCATTGAGAACACGGATGCAGCAGTCAAGAAAGCAGAATCGGCAAGGGTGACGGCAGAAAATGCAAGGGTAAAGGCAGAGAGTGAAAGAACAGCAGCGGAAAAGAGCCGACAGGAAAATGAGAACACACGCATCCAACAGGAGAAACAGAGGCAGCAGGACACATCACAGGCAGTCAAAAACGCCGAGGATGCGACCGCAGCGACCAAACAGGCGACAAAGGACTGCGAAGAGGTCACAGACAGGGCAGAGGATGCGTTACAGAATCAAGAGCAGCTTGAGGCGACTTTGAACACGGCGACGCAGATTCGACAGGAAGTGTCACAGATGCAGTCGGCAGTCGAGGAGGCAAAGAAACAGGTTGAACAGGACAAAAAGGATATTGATGACACGATTCAAAATTCCCTGCTTGCATCCGCAGAGAAAATCCTTGAGAGTGTGCAGGACTATTTCAACCGTGCCGAGGCTTTATATTCGAGCATGTATCTTGATTGTGACGGTGAAACACCATACCTGCGAACCGTGACACCGATTTTCATTGATGGAGCAACGCCACAGGTCAGACGGGCAAATGAGGGCGTTGATTTCGACGGAGGAACGCCGACCTCCCGACAATTAGCAGTATAATTCCACGATACTGGAAACAGACGGCGAAACGAACACAAAAACGTGATTGTGTGATATATTCCATAATCACGGGGCAAAGGAGGTTGAACAGATGGCAGCAATCAGACCATGCACCGGAACAACGGCAGACTGGAAAGCGGTTGAGGACACACTGATTCTCAAGGAAAGAGAGGTCGGAGTTGAAATTGACACATCCGGTCATTATTTAGTCAGACAGGGAGATGGTAAAAACAAATTCTTTGATTTGCCGATTATCGTCAATAATGCACGTTATGAGGAAATACTGGAATTGACACAGGGGTACATGAACACCGTGAACAATTTCAGCAAGAACATGACGGAGGCGACCAACAGTGCAAACAGTGCAGCAAAGACGGCAAGCGATGCAGCAGCATCCGCAACCGCAGGAGCAAAGGCGTGTGAGGGCATTGTGGACGGTCTCAACACTATGGTTGACACAGTAACAAAAAAGACCTGCGTTCTCTCGATTGAGGACGGGATTTTGACGATAAGGGAGGCTTGAGCATGACTTACAAGAAAGTAACACCGATTTCAAAAGGCGTGTTGAGAATCAGAAGTGAACCCGATGAAAGCGGGAGAGTGTGCGGTTCGGTATCTTATGGCGAGGAGGTCACGGTCGAAACGACAAAGGTGACATCGAAAAAAGGTAAAGAATATTACAGACTGGCGGGATATGGCTATATTTTAGCGTCACAGGTAAGGGATGCAGAATCGCAGACAGAGGCAGAGGCGAAAGTGGATGCAGCGGTCAAGAAAGCGGAATCAGCAGCGAGAAAAGCAGAACAGGCAGCAAAGGCGTGTGACGGCATAGCTGCCGGAATGAATGTCGTGATTGATTCTGTCACAGGGAAAGCGTGTGAGATTGGAATGACCGACGGAAATATTGTTGTAAGGGAGGCTTAACACATGGCAAGCGGAGACGTAATTGTAAAAGTAGCAGACAAAGAAACACTCGACCGCACCTATGCGAATACAAACGCAATACTGGCAGCAGTCGGGGAGGATGTAAGAGTAAAGGGAGTAAAGCGTTACGGACTGAAAATCAATAAAAATGACAGCAATCCGGCGACACGCTGCACATACCTTTTCGATGCGGTGGGAATGACACCTGCTGCGATGAACTATTCAACCGGAGCATTTGATTTCGGAGACTGGGGAGATGTCTTTTTTGTAAAGAACAACTATCCGGCAATGGTCAAATATGACGGTACAGAAGATTATAAACTTGACCCGAACGACCACACAAAGAAAGCGGACGGAACAACGGCATCCGATGTCGCAAACACGGCATACGGAGGAAATGCAATGAGTGTTTTCGATGGCAGCGGTGACAAGGGCAAAATTTGGCTCTCACAGTTTGAAATCGGAAACTATGAGTACATGATTATTTCAAACGTCCAGTATGATGAATCGTACAACGACGATGCGTATGTAAGAGAGGACGGCTCACATGCGGATAAACTTTATTATCCGATGTTCGGCGGTTCATACGACGGAACACGCATCCGTTCTCTTGCAGGACAGACGCTCATGTACAATACAAACGCATCGACAGAAATTACAAGAGCAAAAGCGAACGGCAATGGTTGGAACATCGGCTCATGGAGTAAAAGAAACCTGTTGGATTGTATGCTCAAGATTATGTCAAAGACAGACAATTCACAGACAGCGTTCGGACAGGGGCAGACATCCGGATATGTGAACGACGCATCACAGAATTACGGACACCTTGCAACAGGAACACTCACCGGAAAAGGACAGTTTTTCGGCTACAATGACACGACACATGAGGTAAAAGTGTTCTACATGGAAAAACCGTGGGGCAACCGTTGGGATAGAATCAACGGTCTGTTGATGGTAGGAGGTGAAATCCTTGCAAAGATGACACCGCCGTACAATCTGACAGGAAAGGACTTTGAAAAGGTCGGAATCACATTCGCATCATCCGGCAACGGTTATCAGAAAGGAACAAAGTCAAGCAGATTCGGACGCATTGTCAACTCAATAGGTGGCAGCAGTAGCACATACACATGTGATTATTTTTGGTGGAACGCCGGAATTACTGCGGTCGCCCTTGTCGGCGGTGGCTGTGCCGATGGCGAGGGCTGCGGTGCGGATTGCTTGACTTTGAACGGTTCTGCGGGCGTTGCGAGCTGGTGCTTCGGTGCGTCCGTTTTCTTAGAACAGCCTATCGCTGCGTAAGCAGCAAGGGGGAGGAACGGAGGGGGAACGCCTCCGCTATTCCCGCCGTTAGGCGGTGTGGTCGTTTTTAGAAAAATGAATATAGGGATATAGGGTGCGGTGTCGGGCGGTGTTCCTGCTCCCTGCGGTCGCCCTTGTCGGCGGTAACTGTAACAATGGCGAGAACTGCGGTGCGGATTACTTGAATTTGAACAATTCTGCGGGCAATGCGAACTGGAACATCGGTGCGTCCAATTTCTTCTCATATCGGAGCGTTTAATCAAATGCAGCCTATATCCCACGCCACAAGGCGAAAATCATTCCGGATATAGGGTCGGTTGAGTAAGCATCCGCACAAAAACCGATAGGAGATAAGAAAATACTATATGAGAAGTTACAACAACCTATATGAACCAATGTTACAAGACGACTACATAAAACAGTGTTTTATAAATGCATCCAAAAAGAAAAAGAACAGGAATGATGTGCGGGAGGTATTAGAGAACCTCGATGAACACACAGAACTCTTGAAAAAGATGTTGACAGAGGAGTTGTTCATTCCGGACTATCACAAACCGAGCATCATCAACGAGAGCAGCAGCAAGAAAACACGCCGTATATTGAAACCGCATTACAAATATGAGCAGGTTATTCATCATTGTGCAATAGGTCAGTTCAAACCGATTGTGATGAATGGATTGTATGAATTTTCATGCGGGAGCATTCCGGACAGGGGTGTTCATTACGGAAAGAAGTACATGAGAAAATGGCTTGATTCCTACGACGGAAAGAAATTCTTTGTTCTCAAGATGGATGTTCACCATTTCTTTGAATCCATAAACCGGAGAATCCTCAAAAGGAAACTCAAAGAGGTAATTCGAGATAAACGGTTTTATAGATTACTCTGCATACTGATTGAACATGACAAAATAGCACTCGTTGCAAAGATTTTGACGGATGCAGGTGTTGAGATAGATGCAGAGCAGACGAAAACGCTTGTCGGATGCATAGCATTTGACGACATCTCCGGAGCGTTGGAGGTCTTGAGGGAAATCGGCATCGCCGGAGCGATGTTCGAGGAACTGAAAATAATTATTGAGGAGATGCGAAAAGGCGTTCCGTTGGGATATTTTACATCACAATGGTTCGGCAATTTTTACTTGAAAGCACTTGACCACTACATCAAGGAGGAACTCCATGCAGAACATTACATGCGATACATGGATGACATGGTGATACTGGGTAAGAGCAAAAAGAAACTGCATAAGATGCACAGGGCAATCGAGACATATCTGAACGACAACCTTGACCTTGAGATAAAAGGCGACTGGCAGGTGTTTAGATTTGAATATCCGGTGATGAAAGACGGGAAACCAGTGCTTGACGAGAACAGAAAGCAGGTCACAAAGGGTCGTATGCTTGATTTTATGGGATTTCAATTTCACCATGACCGGACAACCATCCGGAAATCAAACATCGAGGCTGCGAGACGCAAGGCAAACCATATTTCAAAGCAGGATAAAATCTCATGGTATAACGCATCGGTGATGTTGTCGTATATGGGATTGTTCAAACACACGGACACATACAACTATTACATTGAATACATCAAACCGAAAATCAATGTCAAGAAACTCAAGAGGATAGTTTCAAAGCATAGCAGAAAGGAGAATGAGCAACATGACAGACTGGAAAAAGGTGACAGGAACACAGCCGGAACGTCCGGAGGAAATCGACAGGACATCGTCTCCGTCAACGGTCTATCTGCGTAAGAACATCGAGCAGGTGGAGAAAGAGGTTGAGGGAGCAGACGGAAAGATGCAGACCGTGACCGAATGGCAGTACGACGAAAAGGAAATGACGGTTGAGGAATATGAGAACATGGCTCTCATGAAATCCGTCGTTGAGGAGAACACATCCGGAATCGTCGAATCAGTAACACAGTTTCAGAAAGATGCGGTCATCGACGAATACACCGCACAGTTAATCGAGGAGGGTCTGATTTAATGAGAATACTTGTTGAAAGTCTGAAAAGAATGTACACAGTCAAAAAAACGCTCACAAAGGAGCAGGTTGCCGAGAGAGTGGCAAGAGGTAGCATTTCAGCGGACGAATATGAATACATCACAGGGGAGAAATACTCCGGCGGTGATGCAGAATGAGTCCGCTTGAAATAATCTCACGATTGTGTGATGTGACGGAGAATCTATCCGCAATCGTGAAAAAGCAGCAAACAATCATTGAACAGTCGAAAATCGAGGAGACGGTCAAGGCAGAACTCCGGCAGGATGTAGAGGAGACAGACAAGGAGATGGATGTTCTTGAATACCACATGAGGAGATACTGCGACACCGATGACATCGAGGCGACAGAGTTCGGAAAGGAGAACGCCGTTGACGATTGAGATTTCCCTGTTGCTCTCCGGAGTATCTGTTGCGTTTGCGATTTTTTTCGGTATCTGCTCAAAGCAGAGAAATGAGAAAAAGGACACACAGGAAGATGCGGAACAGAGAGCAACAACCGACACGATGGTGATGGTGAAACTTGAGAACATCGCAGACGACCTCAAAGACATCAAACGGGAATCGAGAGAGAACCGTGAGGAGATGAAAACATTGAGAGAGCGTGTTGTCATTGTGGAACAGTCACTCAAGAGTTATCACAAGAGACTGGACGGAGAACAGCATTCCGACCGATAACAGGAGGGCAGGAAACGGGCAAGAATCAACCTCACAGAAAAGAGGCAATACATGAGAATGACAGAACAGGAACGTCGCATCAGAATCCGGCATCTGAAAAGAATGTATCGGATAAGAGAGCGAAAAGAGAGACATGACAAAAAGGTGTCCGGTCTGTTCATGAAACGCGTTGTATTCACTTTGATTCTTGCAGCATTTATCTTTACAGTCGTGATGATATTTGTGTTTTTACGGATGGGTTCAGAGCCGTCGACACTGATTGAGAATGTATTCAGATTTCTTTCAGTTGAGGGCGGTGCAATGGCACTCATTAAGTCCGTGAAAACGGTCAAGGGAACAAAGTCAAACGGAGAAATACAACACAATGACGAACCGGAACAGGATGACGAGGAGGTACAAGGATGAAATACATCGTCGAGAATTGGTTTGTGATTGTGGGTCTGATTGCGGTATGTGCAGCGGGAGGATATACAGTATATGTTTTCGTGAAAATGCCGTCAGACAAGCAGTTGAACAAAGTGAGAGAATGGCTGCTCTATGCAGTCACAAAGGCAGAAAAAGAACTGGGAGGCGGTACAGGTCAAATCAAGCTGCGTTATGTATATGACATGTTTGTCGCAAGGTTTGCGTGGCTTGCGAGAGTGATTTCTTTTGAGGCTTTTTCGATGATGGTCGACGAGGCACTTGAGAGAATGAAAAAGATGCTTGAGAGCAACAAAGCGATGCAGACGCTTGTGAGCGGTGAGGCAGGTGAGGTCAATGAGTAAAATCGTAGACTTTTTCGTGCAGAACGCAAGGACAATCGGGATTGTGTACGTTGTGGGTGCGGTCGTCGTATTTTTAGCGATGACAGCGTTTTACATTTGGGTCGACAGGGCAAGCAAAAAGGAACAGGAGCTTTACTATGACGAATATTATTATCCGGATGACAAATTTGCGGAAAGAATGTCGGTGGTAGTATGGTTCATTCTTTCATTGGGATGTGCGATTTTATGGGTCGGTATTCCGTTACTGATTTGCGGGTTGATTGTGTACACAGAACTTGAGGAACATTGTCCGGAACTTATGGGAGACATGACGGACAGAAACACAGAAGAATTTGACAAGGAGGAAAACAAATGATTTCAAATTGCGGACATGATGAAAATAACAGATACAGCGGAGGAAAGGCAGGAGACCAGACAGGTACAGAGTGGAGGGTTATAAATTGGTATAACAGACCGTGGAAATGTGTTCTCCGTCATCCGGATGCAAAGGTCAGAGAAATGATTGCGAGCATGGCAAAGGCAGCAGCAGTCAACAATAAAATCGGATATGACCAGTCAGAGAGATACACATTTTGGGAGCATCTCAAGGCATCGAATTACGACCCTGCACAAATCACGATTGCGTGTGAGGCAGATTGTTCATCCGGTGTCGCTGCAATCGTAAAGGGTGCAGGTTACAGACTGGGAAATGAGAAAATGAAGAATGTGAGCATTTATCTCTATACCGGAAACATGAGAGCAGGTCTCAAGGCAGCAGGATTCGAGGTGTTGACAGATAGCAAATATCTGACATCGGATGCGTATTTGCTTGAGGGAGACATCACCCTCAATGACAATGCTCACGTTGCAGTGAACCTCACGGACGGGGCAAAGTCATCCGGAACAGGTGCATCCAACACAACAACAGTCAAGAGCAATGCAAAGGTCGACGTTGCACACGGGTTCAACAAGAGCCTTGCAGGAACTTACAAGGTGACTGCATCCGGATTGAATCTCCGTGCGGGAGCAGGAACAGGAAAGTCAATCCTTGCGGTGATGAAAAACGGTGAGAAAGTCCAGTGCTATGGATATTATAACGATTGCAACGGTGTGAAATGGTTGTATGTGGTTTACAAGAACATCGTCGGATATGCGTCAAGCAAGTATTTGAGCAAATAGGAGGGAAAATCATGTTATACTATTTAGGCAAAGGAACAGAGTTCAAGAAAGAGGACTGCAAAGAGTACAAGACCATTGAGGGAGCAATGAAAGCAGCAGCAAAGGACGAGAGTTTTGTTGTGTGGGATGAAAACGGAAACCTCATCGGCTCACTCACGGACAATGTTCCGGAGGGAGCATTGCAGACAAATCCGGACGGCAGCGTCAACACATACGATGCAGACGGAAACAAGGTCGGAACAGTCGATGCAGAAACCGTTGAGAAAATGACAACATTTGAGAGTGACGAGGATGCAGCAGGGCAGCAGGAGGACGCAGAGGACGGGGGAACAGCCTCAAACGATGCAGAGACGACAAATCCTCCGTCTGAACCGGAAACGGGCGAGAATGGGGCAAATACAGAGCCACAGGAGGAAGAGGACGAGCCGGAGGACAAAGTCATCATCCCGCAGGGAAAAATGAAAGTGACGGTCATTTGCGACGGCTCACTCAATATCAGACGTTCCGCAGCGTGGGGCAATGAGAACATCTGCGGTCGTGCTATCAGAGGACAGTCATATTATGTGAAAGAGATTCATGTTGTGGACGGAAAGAAGATGGTCAGAACAATCGGCGACCTTTACCTCTCCGGAGAATCGGAGCATGTACAATTCGAGCAGTTATGATATAATAAAACAACGGGAAACAAGACGGGGTTTTATGTGTAAAACACAGGTAACGAACAAATGCTTGAAAAATGACCGAAAATAGGCGTTCGGAGTTATCAAAACGTTAATCTCGATTATCAAAAAGAGAATACGAAAAAGTATATCAAACCTCAGAAACCGCGTGTTTCTGGGGTTTTTCTTTACCCTTAACTCTTGGTGAAATGTCTAGATATGTGGTGAAACTTTTTTGGTCAAAGTCATAGTGCCGGAGTGTCCCACAATTTTCTTGATGGTTGTATCCTGAGCACCAGCTTCCGATAACCACTATACCCTGATGTCTATGACACCGTTTCCAAAGAGGAAATAGCAGAATTTGAGGATATCATGCGTAAAATCATAACAGGAATCATCTCTGAGGCCAGTGGTATAGCTACATGGGTGTATGTGCAGAAATGTTTTTCTACCGGTTGGGACTAAAAGATGGACTGAATCTGAAAAATACAGTAAAATCTACATTAGAAATGTTATCGGGAAATATTCGTGGAGGGGAACTAAAAG